AGAACCTGCAACCACCAAGGGGGCAGTCTCCCTTTTCGGAATCTATTATACCAAAAAGGGCTGCTCTCCGCAAGAGTTAGGAGCAAAAAACATGAACTTTCCCACGACAACCGAAGAATTTCTGAAAACACTCGCACACGGCAAAGAGCCGACCAGCGAGGACAGGGAGTACGCAGAAGCGCTGGGTAAGCTGTCCGAACTGAACTACCGGGCAGGGTACGAAGCGGGACGTAAAGAAAAGTAACATAATTTCGGCAATTTGTATGTATTATAAATTACATCGTAAAATCGTTTGAAATTATTTACTTCACAAGGAAAAGTGGTATAATATTATCACACGGAAAGGAGGTGAATGAACACGACTTTAACCAAGCACCGCAATGGCAAGCAGGCCAACGTGAACATGGACACGGCAACGCTGGAAAAGGTGGATAACTACTGCCTGACGCTGGACATCAGCCGTAGCCAGTTCATGCGTAAGGCCGCTGCCGAGTATCTGAAAAACCATCCGCTGCCCAATGAAAACGAAAAATGATACGCTCACTAAAGTTACCAGCCACAGCGAACGTATCATGTAAACCCTGAGAGAAGCATTCTCTCGCCGTTATTATAGCAGAAAATCGCTTCTCTCACAAGTGAAAAGGAGCTTTTTAATGCAACTTTCTTTGTCTGAGAACATCAAAATCTTCAACAACGCCGAGTTTGGCGAAATTCGTGCCGCACTTATTGACAACGAACCGTGGTTTGTGCTGAAAGATGTATGTGTAGCATTTGGAGAAACCAATTATCGACGCGTTGCCGCCAGATTAGATGATGAAGAAAAGGGTGTGTCACAAATCAACACCCCCGGCGGCACACAAAGCATGACTGTTGTGAATGAAGCTGGGCTTTATTCTGCGTTGTTTGCAATGCAGCCAGAGAAAGCTCGTGGTGTCAATGAGGAATATATTTCCAATAGACAAGAGCAATTAAAGAAATTCAAGCACTGGGTCACTCACGAAGTTCTTCCGTCCATCCGCAAGCATGGGATGTACATGACCGACAACCTGTTGGAGACGGCTATTGCCAACCCGGACTTCGTGATCGGGCTGATTCAGAACATGAAGGCTGAAAAGGAAAAGAACGCAGCGTTGCAGACGCAGAACAAGCAGCTCTGTGAGAAGAACGAGGAGATGCAGCCTAAGGCGGACTACTTTGACGACCTCGTGGCGTGGAACGTGTCTACCAATTTCCGATCGACCGCAAAGGAACTGCGCATCCCTGAACGTCTGTTCATCAAGATGCTTATTTCTGACGGATACATCTACCGTGACAAGAGCAAGGGCATCCTGCCGAAAGCTGGCAAGGGTGACGGTCTCTTTGCCGTCAAGGAATACTGCAACCAGAAGAACAAGCACGGTGGCGTACAGACCAGAGTAACGCCGAAAGGCCGTGAGACATTCCGTTTGCTTTATGCAAGCATCCGTAAAAGCGTATAACAACCTATAAAAAAGCCAGTGGTTAGAGAACATCTAGCCGCTGGCTTTTTGTGTTATGCGTTAATCTTGAATGGCAACCACTTCATAAGAGCTATAACCAGTAAATCCACTCAACGGATGAAGCTCAAATGATGCTGTTTGCCCCGAAGCAAGGCCGTCCATGATGTAAGTATACTCACCGCCGACAGGGACTTCGTTGCCTTCGGTGTCTTTCATTTTGTAAAGGACAACGACCTTGACTGCATTGCTTGTAAACTGGCTGTTGTTCGTAACCTGTCCAGTGAATCGCAAATCATAGCCAGAGCCACGCTTAGAAACATTCGTGACGGCCAGTTCACCAGCACGGATAATCTGATTGGAAGGACTTGCTTCGTGAACGTTCCAGTCCTCTGCGCTTGTCGTATACTCAATTCTTGTCGGCTTAACGCCATCAGAATCAAAAGCGATATAATCGCCATACCAATAAGAATCGCCTTCACCAACCCAGTCCAGCGTTTCAGAACCGGTCTTTAAGACGGAGCCATCTTCGCCGTATACCGTAACGTTCAGCGAAACAAAATCGACCGCCCAATCGGTGTTGGGATTTTCAACCAATACAGCGTAGAACACATAGTATCTCGTTTTGCCGTATTCGTACTTGGTTTCAAGATGGCTATGGGATTCTTTGATTGTTATGGGTTGTACCTGCGTTGCATTGATCTCTTCCAGCTCAATAGGAGCAGACCATTCATCAGGCTTTGCAGTTGCCATTGCGCTAATAGGCATAGCAAGCATCATAGCCGCTGCCAGAGCCGCCGCAATGATTCTCTTTCTCATTTTTGATTCTTCCTTTCTTTGGCCAGAATTTTATATAACGTTTGAAATACCATGCGCCATAAGATACACACCAAAAACCAAAAGAGCAGCGCCGATAATGATGCCCCATATTGAAGCGGCAATCTTTTCGTTCTTTTCGCGCCTTTCTTTATTCTTGTCATTCTTTTGATTCATTGCAGATTCCTCCCTTTCAAGGCTTGTAAGGCAAGTATAGCACAGAACGTAGACCCTTTGTAGGGGTCTTTTTGTTTTTGCGGGAAATTTTTGAGATTGACAATAGAGGGTAGGGCGTTTTGCGCAGAAAAGAGGGGGTGGGTAGGAAGGGAAAGTGCCTTTTTTGAATTTTTTCTACGCGAGGTGTCGACCACCCCACCCCCGGCGCTCCCTATATACCCCGCCGGTGGAGACCCCAGCCCACAGCGCACCCGGAACGACTGCGCACGACAGGGAGCAGCGCAGGCCGTGCCAGATGCAAGGCAGACCACGCCACGCACCGGCACACACGCCCGGACGCTGGACACGCTGCACCCGTCTGCACTCTATACCAGACATACCACGCCGGGCAGATCGGGACGGTGGGCGGGTGCTGGATGGCGGGCAACTCATCTATCATGCGTATTGTGATAGCTCTATCACAGGCATGGTCTAGTGATAGCAATATGCACAACTATCACATAAATCTTTTGGTATATCTTGTGATAGTTATTTGCTATCAAGTACTTGACTTACCACCCTAGTGATAGTATAATAAAGGCACAAACAAGAACAAACCACATTGAACCAAAACAGGAGGCCAAAACCATGATGAACAATAAAGAGATCGACTATACCGCCCGCCCCATTCCGGGAGATTACGAAGGCCGCAGCCATCGCGCGTGTGTATGGTACAACAGAGCCCGCGCCGCATTTGATCTTGCCACGCTTGACACGCTGACAACCGCCGCAGATAAAGCCGTTGACCGCGTGCCCACTGAGGCATACGAAAAAGCAAGAAAGCTCCTTGACAGCGTGCAGCGTTGGGGGCTTGCAGACGCAAGAGCTTGGGAGCTTGACAACGACATCCGCTATTATAATTCTCAGTGGCTCAAAACCCGACAGGCTCAGCTTGCAAAGCGGCGTGTAAAGCTCAACAAAGAGCTTGCAACATACGGCTTGCAGATTGACAGTTACGGCTTGTATCCCTGCATCCGAGAAATCACGAAGCCGGGTACCGACATGAATTTATTGTACTGGTTTTGATAGGAGGTTTAACCCATGACAAGAACGGATGAAATCAACGCCGAAATCAGAAATCAGGCCGTGCGCCTGTATCCCAAGTGTGCCGCACTTTTTGAGCTGCCGTTGATGGTATACACTCAGATTGTAGCGGACAACCTGACCCGCTCCAAGCCGTACCGTTTGAGCGTTGAGCGTTGCAAAAAAATCATTCTGGCAATGCCGGAGTTTGATTGATGGAGGGTTTACAATATGATTACTTTGGACTTTACCCAGTGGGCTGCCCTCTGGTACGTGGGCGGCATGATTAGCGGTGCACTCGTTATGATTGCTTTTTTAAACAGCTGAGGAGGGCGCAAAATGACATACACGGCAAACAAAAAGGCGTACGGCCTGTTAGAATCCCTTGCATATTGGATGGCTGAGATCTCATATTGCAGGGAAAAAGACCCGGGCGACGTCGGGTTTTTAGACAAGGCTGACAAAACCATTCATTTTTTGTTTGGTCAGCTTGACCGGGCGGGCGTCCCGTTTTGGGCACAAAACTCAGCGCTTGCAATCGGTGAAAATTGGAGGGAATACGAAAAACACAACCTTAGAACGTTATTCACAAACAAAGGAATTTTGGAGGGCTGAAAAATGTCTAATTTTGAAAAAAGAGTAAATGAGTACAGGGAAAACAAGCGGCTTATTGAAGAGCTTGAAGCAATGAACGACGCAATTAGAACGGATATAATCAACATGATGCACGGCGCGCCGGAAATGGTGCAGGGCACGGCAAAAGCCATTTATAAGGACGTGCAAAGCGTCCGGCTCGATAGCAAGCTACTCAAGACGTTGCACCCGGATGTATACGCAGAATGCAGCAGCAAAACCAGTTACAAGCGTTTTAGCGTGGTATGATGGAGGGTTTAACGATGAGAACTATTTTTGATAACATTTTGTTAGAGCTGGCCGACTGTGCCAAAACTCATAACGATCTTCAGGTGCAGCAGCTTGAATGTGACATCACAGACAAGTATAACGCCGGGCTTTTATCTCCCTACGAATTTCATGCGCTTTATGGCGTGGCGTTTAGTATCAGAGAGGAGATTTTTTCAAAATGATATTATCTTGTATTCTGATCTTCTTCTGGTTTTTCTCAGCGCTGTTTAAAGCGTCCAAATAAGAAGCATTTCACCCGGTCAGCAATGGCCGGGCTTTTCTTTTGCCTTGCATCTGACACGGTGCAGGGCTTTTATTTTGCCCTGCTGCAATACAACCCCATACAAGCGTTTACAGTGCGTTTTGTGTTGTTCGTGCAATTATACCGCACACGCTACAAAACAGCGCACAGGGCTTTGCAGGCGCTTTTCCTGCGGTTTGCCCTATTCTACCGCCCACGATACCAGACTGACACAAGCGGATATAATACCGCCTGCGCCACGCCGGACGCTGTACAGCTCAGCACAGCCGCCTATTATAATAAGGTATATAAGGGTGCAGCGGTGCGCCTCTGTTATAGATCCATGCCAGACGGTACAGCATACCGCAGACCATGCCAGCCCGGCGGGGTCTCGATGCTTCCCACGCCCGGCGGCTTGTAATCTGACACCGGGTCAGCGGTCAGGGTGCACCGGCTGGCACCCTCCACCCGTCGGGGCAGTCCAGCAACGGGGCGTGGCGGGCGGCGCGGAACCATTGACGGCTCCCGCCGCATCTCTTTTCGGGCTTTCGCCCGATAGCTAATAGAGGTCAGCAATAGTCGTAGCGTTCCGGCTAGAATAGTCGTAACAGCTTTTGGAATAGTCGTAGCCAATAGTCGTAGTTTCTCCGATAAAATAGTCGCGGAATAGTCGTAAAGTCGTCAGACGACCAGCTTTTCAAAGTCCTATATATCGTATAGTAACGAACAGTCAGCTGATAGTCGCAGAGTAATAGTCGTAATGTTTTCTAGCGAACCTTCGTCAAATAGTCGTGTGTTTTTTGTGTGAAATAGTCGTTCGCCTTTTAGAGAAAGAGAGGTGCGATAGTCGCTAAGCCATCCGACACCCTCAAAAATCAATATGTGTCAAGACACCTGTCAATTTTAATTCCAATCACATTACCTCAAAATCCTTAACAATCGTACTTATTATAATAGTCGCAGACAATTACTCAATCTTTTTAGCTATTATTCTGCTGAAATAGTCGTATCATCCGATTCGGTTCGTTCTTGCTCGATTTAATTCCCAGTAATATACTATAATATCCTAATCAATTCATAGTATTCTGCTAGGAATAGTTGCAAACTAAATATCTCAATATCTTTAAGTAATAAAGCAAACTGCTCCTGCTGGCCAGTCGCTTTCAATCTGTAATCAACTGCTCATACACTTATGCAACATTTTTACATATTCGACCAGCTACAAAATGAAGTCAATTCTCCATGTCTGGAATAGTCGCAGACCATCCACCAGTCTGAACCTCACGCCATCTCTCGCCTATGGTTCGATCTGCTGACTAACGGTGTAGCTTTTGGAGATAGAGGGTTGTAGGGGGAAAGAACCTTTACAATCGCGGAAAGTCAGACCCATCAGTCTGCTGCTTTTCCCGCTCTCGGTCAATCCAATTAAGGGCTATTGGCTTCCAGTTGATAATAGGACTGCCACTTTTCGTTCGCCATTCCAGTCCCTCGTAATACCGCATGAACTGGTTGGCATACCTTGTCGTGCTTCCGTTGTCAATAAAGAACTCGCTGACCTCTTCGAACTGAGGGGCGCACGGAGCGCCCTCGTCTAATCTACTATGTTTATATTTACTATGTATATATCTACTAGTGGGCAATTTTCTGCCCGATTGTTGGGCACTATTTTGCCCGATTGTCGGGCAATTTTCTGCCTGTTTGTCGTTACAGTTGGGCAATATATTGCCTGATTGATAGTCGAACAGTTTCTCATCGTCAGGATACCCAACGTAAATCGTGTTGGATTTTGAATAATTGCGCTTGCATTCAATCAATCCGGCGTCCTTTAGCTCTTTCAAGTATTCTTTGGCTATCCTTTCCTTCTTTCCTACCATGTCCCCTGCTTCTGCGTTGGAACATCGAACAAACACCCGTCCTTTGCTGTCGACCCATTCTTTACCGTTATGTCTTGACGTGAACGAGCGATCAAGAAGGTCTACATAGATGACCTTCGCATTTGCGCTAATGCTCATCTTATCAAGAAATCGTGGGTAAATTTTATATCGAGGACGCACAATGTTTGCTGTTATGTACTGCATTTTCTCCTCCTGCAATAGTCGTATACCTCTACAATGTGCTCACAGCCCCGTAGAGCCGTGCCAGAGACGTTTTATGTATTCTGTCGATAAGTTTGCCATCTGACGCTAAAAGCGTTTGTAGGGCTTCTGTGAGCGTATATGCAAAAGGCTGCCATTGCTGACAGCCCATGTGCTCAATCCATCCAAGTGTACTCTTGAAACCGTTGAATCTGCTTGTTAAACGTAATGGGAAGGTCGCCTATCTCACCTTCCTTGTTCTTGCTTAGCCGGAACATGTACTTGTCTGGGTTATCGCCGGACAGAAGGATGATTGCATCTGCGTCCTGTTCAATCTGTCCGCTCTCTCGCAAGTCGGAGTTAGTAGGCGTTGCTCCGGGCTTGGATGGGTTTCGATTGAGCTGTGCCAGTGCCACCACGACAATTCCTGTGGTCTGTGCCAGTTCGTGTAAGGCAATGGATATAGCTGTAATGGCGGCATATCTGTCCTTTGCGCCTGTTTCATGGATGAGTTGAAGATAGTCTACGAAGATGACCTGAGCCTTTTTACGGAGAGCCTGAGCCTTCATCCATGCCACGTTCTTTCCGGCAGCGGAGCGGATATATAAGGGCATCTTCATGTTCTTTGCTTGTCCGTCAATCTCATTCAAGCTGACCGCCTTATTTTTCACCGTGTCCAAAGGGCAGTATATTTGATTAGCCATCAGACGTGCGCCCAGCTTGCGTTTGCTGGTTTCTAGGCTGAAATAGTACACGGTGTAGTCCTGCTTTGCCATGCTTGCTGCTATTTGAAGGGACAGGGCTGTCTTGCCAGCAGACGGTCTGCCGCCGATGATGATAAAATCACCCGGTGAGATGTGCAGCGCTTCATCCAGACGCTCTAGGCCTGTCTTGATATACACAGGCTTCTCGTCCATGTGAAGCACATAGTCGTTCAGCACATCCTCGTATGTCCACGCATCTTCTTCCTCAGCTTTCAGGCTCATTGCTTCGCCCATCTGCTGGTAGATGTCTGATAGATCAGAATAGTCGGTAAGCTCACTGGTCATCTGAAACGCCAGACCTTGCACACGAGTAAGTGCAGCTTGTTCCCTGATGAGTTGCGCCCAACGCTGCATCTGCTCCCTGTCAATTCGCACACACTCTGATTCACAGGTTTGTACACACGCCAAGAGCGTCTGCGCTACGTCTGGATGCTGCGTGTTTATCTCGACTATATCTATCTTACCCCTAGCCGTCCAATAGCCCTGAACAGCCGCAAAAGCGTCTCTCAGCTCAGGTCTGAACAAGTCAAGTTCAAGGTCTGGTATGATTTCATCCACAACGCCCGGCTTGCAGAGCATTAGCGCACCGATAAATACCGTTTGAACGTCCATTGTCATAGTCTAGGAAACTCCATCTCCGTACTTTGCTCGTACTGGTCATCCTGTTTCAATGCGTAAATGTCCTGCCATCCAGCATAGATGCTCTGGTCGAGAATGGCTTTCCAATCGTGCCGATCAAACTTTTCCAGCTTGTTGCAGAGCATCTGTTTTGCCCGGTCTGTCATAGGCTTTTTGATTCTTGTACGCATTTGTGCGAACTCTCGCAGGGATTCCAACAGGGCTTTATCGCCATGAGCAAAGTCGGAGAAGATGTCAGGTTTCTTCTTAACTGCGCTTTCCGGCAGGGTCTTGACGTTCGTCTGACTGTCAGTTGATACAATGGGTTCATCGTCATCTGACTTTGAACTTATAGATGAGCTGACTTTCATCTCATTTATGACATGAGGGTGAGCTGACTTTCGTGTAGACCATCCTTTTGACGCAATATCGCTTCTTTTCCACTCTTCATCAAGCAAATGCTTAATTAAAATGAAACAAGATTCTGCTTTTTTTGAGTTCAAAGTTGCGTCTTTTTCTTCAAAAACGTATGCGCAGATTGCATCGTAGAGTTCCAACTTCTCTTTACTTTTGAGCGTGGAGATGGCTTCAAAGTAGTATCGTTGGAATGTAAAGCTGTCTCGTTTTTTGTTCATACCTATCCCCCATTAAAACAGGCACTCAGCGTCAGATTCACGAAGCCAGCCTTCGCCCGGAATGTTGACTATCTCATAATATTGCCGTGCAACGTAGATTGTTTTCTGCCCGTCCTCAGCAATCAGACCGACAATAAGATAGTTACCAGCAGCCATAAAGAACCAAGGGTTGCTCTTGTAGGTCTCGCCCTTCATCCAGTTCTTCATTCTGTTCACGGATTTTTCAATGTCCTTGTCAGGGCAGTCCGGGTTTTCGTATGCAAAAAAATCCTCAGGAAATTTAAGCTTTTTCATTTTCTGAACCCCTCTCTCGTTCTCGTGATTCGCTTATGCGCCTTGACAGGCCTTGCGCCTTTGCCATACGCTGGACGGATATGTTTCGCCTTGATATACCCACAAGGCGGTTTCGACCCAAAGTCAAAAAGGCTCAAGTCCATAATGATGATGCCAAACTTCTTGTTCGTCATATTTGTTCCTCCGTAGGTGGTTCTGGCATATACGCCCAGTGTTTTACAATGTACCAATGCGTTCAGTCCTCATAATACGGAAGCGGAAGCTCTGCCCACGCAATAATTTTTTGATTAAGAGCGATAGTAGATTTTTCCCATCTTCCATCCAAAGTATGTGACGTATTTACATACTTTTCTTTATTGTTCGTTTCAAGAGTAATAAGCACCTTATTGGAAATGGTCTCAAACATACCGTCTCTCCATCTATCTGTGCCCTTAAATTTACAGAAGATTGACTCGTGTTCAGGTGGAAGCCCTTCTTTTTCAATGGAGTGCCAAATCACTTTGCTTTCACTCATATTGTCCTCCTATACCATCGGAAACGCCATCCAATGCGTCACCGTCACATCTTTCGGCAGTCTCTCGCCTATCTCATCCCAGAACTGACCGTCTGCATAACAGCCAAGAAAGTACGCTGTAGGCGAGATTCCTTGCAACATTTTTCCATTTTTATCACGCCACGTTGTCTTAGTCGCAAGCAACAAAGGCTGCGTTCGCCCTCGTGGCCGTTCGCTTGCTGGATGCCAAAGCGTGTTAGCCATTCTCTTTCACCTCGATTGTTGGCGCAGTGTCGATATAGTCAAGCACATCATCTAGCGCATAGCCCATGTAGGCGTACTCAACAGTAAACTCTTGCTCTAATTCCTGCATCCATTCTTCGATGCGTTTCCGTAGTGCATTGGCATCAATCGGCCTGACTTCCATGTTCTCTCCTTTCAATCTCCATCCCACACGCCGTCTGGCCGCATTTTTGCAAATTCAAGCAGCCAATACAGCGCACGCTTTGCATTGCCTTCTGTCGCGTGCAAATAGTCGTCATCGTCCGTATCATCACCCAAAGCGGCAATAGCCTTTTCCAGCATCGGGATGCTTTCAGCTCCCGTCTTGCCGTAGATAGAACGAATTCCTTTTTTCCCGAGCACATCATTACGCCGATAGAACTTTCTATAATTCCATGTGACGTAGCACATCAGTTTTTCTGTTCCACCCACAATTCTCACGCCGCCTGCAATAAAATGTACGCTATCCGCTTTAAGCGTTTCATGCGTTACAGGGTCACAAAGTGAAATATCATAGCTCATTCTCTTTTTTCTCCCATTCCTTGCATCCACGTTCATCCCACACGAAGTCTGCAACGTGTTCCGACTGGTCGTTTACACACACGCCCTCTGGCTCTGCGTACTATTTACAAGAGCCGCAGGATGGCTCAGATTTGTTCTTGCAGGATTCTGCTGTGCATCGGATAGCCTTACCAGCGGAGAATTGCTTGATGCCCATGCAAGAGCAATGTTCGGTGGTGCAGTAGAAGTTCATCCTTCCATCTCCTTCCATCCGATAAACTCGCATAAACCAATAGTGTTATTGGCGCAACGATGAATTAGGACTTTATCGCTTATGTTGAATTTTGCGATAAACCCAATTTTGCTTTCTTCCATTTCGTTTTCAAACATCCAATCAACAATGTCTTTACTGATTCTGACATCGCCAGCGTCCGTTATGGTCGCAAAGCACTGTTTGCACCTGTAAAGAGCGCACTTTTTCATTGTCTCTGCCCTCTCTTTCCCCTGTTGAACCGCCCGATCACTCGCTTATACTCTGCATAACACTCCGGGCAAAGGTCACCTGTGTCCCTGCGCCATGCCCAGTCCTTGAAGTATTCGTTAGGGTTCATTGTTTTGGCTTCCTGTATCGTTCCGCAGCGTTCGCATACTCGCTTGTGGTAGATTCCTCTGTCAGTCTGCATTACTTTTACCTCTCATTGACCCATAATGGCCATAATCTGAATGATAAGGCTACATACAGCTACAACCAGCGAAGGCAAGCACAACCCGAGAGCATAATTTGAATCGTAAAACACAGGTTCTCTTTTGCATATTCTGTAAATAGGGTAGCCAATCAGCCACCCGATGAAGAACAGGGTCGATGTAAACACAATGCCAACAATAATTATTAAAACAGCCATGTTACATTACGTCCTTAAACAGGATTTCTTTGTCTGCTTTCCAGTCTTTGATTTTGCACGGAATGTCCGTGCCGGGTACGGTCTTTTTCAGACCATCCATCTGCCAAACGTTCCACGAGATAATGGCAGCCATGTTGCGAACCTTCCCAGCGTCAGGCTCTATGCCGAACAGCCACTTAAAGTTCTCTCGCCATGTCAGGAGCATATTTGCTCTTGCAAGCAACAGGCTGTCACCCTGCCACTCATATCCGTATGTAGTCGTCGCTGCGTCCTCTGCCACATCGTGCCATGTCCAGACATTCCAATCAAACCAGTTGTCTACACATTTCAGTTTGCGGTCAAATAGTCCTTTCCGTTTTGGTACTGGGATCTTTTTGCCTGTTACCGTGTCGTATCGGTTCACAAGGAATGGTGCTTCTCCGCAGGTGATTTCAAGGACTGTTGAATGGATGTACTTGATAGGCTCTTTCTTCATATCGGGCATCGCACCGTTTTCTTCGCCCATGTCTATCATCTTTTCGCAGACCCAAGAAGGAGTGAAAACCTCTGCTTTTGCTTTGGTTCTTTGCTTCTGCTCATCCAGACGCTTGAGAACTCGTGGCACTGGCGGGCACTTCTTGATTTGTTCTAACGTGATTTCATCCGCAAAGCCTGCGCCTAGTTCAGGCGGTGGCTCTGTCGCCCAGATGATGTTTTTGCCGGTAGTACGGTCTTTAAGCAAGATAAACAGCACCGCCGAAAGAATCGGGTCGGAGAAGTCAACCAACTGTTGTTTCATTTTCCATCACCTCTTTGTACTCCACGTCAATCCCTTTTGGCAAAGCCGTCTGGTACTTCTGGGCCAACTGTTCTGCGCTCTGGGCATCACCCAACGGCTGTTCAGGCGGCGCAACGGTGACTTCCACGTTGTCACGCATACCAAAATAGTTCTTGGCTCGGAAAATCCACTCTGCCGGGTTCTCCTGACCGTACATACCGTTGTACGCCCACATAGACTGCATTTGCAGAATCAGCTTGAGGATGTATTTCTGCTGCAAGCTGTCGTCACGGCGCTTGCCAGCCATAATCTGTTTCAGGCTCACCCATTCAATACCCAGCACCAGTGCAATCCATTCCACCACAGGAGAGATTCTGGCTTCGATGCAAGCGTCAAAGAAGAAGTCAAGACGTTGCTGCACTTCAATCGGGTTGTTCATGTCCACGTTCGGAAGGTCGCCAAAATACTTGGCTGCAATCATGCCGATGACCTTCTTGTCTTCTTCGTCGCCGATTCTCGACTGCAAATCGCCTATGTTCAGCATCTTAGACCTCGTGATCGCTAACTCTTGCTGTTCTTTCACCTTTTTACTCACCTGTGAGCGGATAGATTTCCGCTTGTTAAGCATCTGTTGTTTCTTTTTCTCGCGTTCTTTCTCACGCTTCGCAGCGGCTTCTTCTTTCGCCTTTTGCGCCCGCTTTTCACGCTTTTTCTTTTCAGCTTCGGTCAGCGGCGGTCTGCCACGACCGCGCTTCGGGGGTGTTGCCATGTATCAGACCTCCTTTGGAGCGGTCGGCAGTTTCTTCCACCATCCTGTGTATACGAACTCGTTATTGTAGTCGTCAACAAATTCGTTATCAGGTGCGCCGGGTTCACGGTGCGCAATGGAAATCGAGCATCCATCCCAAATAAGAACAGACTGATAATCAATCGGCAAACCGTCTCTAATACTAATCCAATCGTCCATACTCTCACCTCTTCATTTTCGTTTCGATGTTGTCCAGCTTCCGCGCAATCCACCAGATAGAACAGCAGTTGTCCAGCTGCCGCCACCAAGCGCACTTTTCTTTCTCGCATACGCACCGCCCAAGCGGATTGCTGGTCATCTTCATCGGGCAGTAAAGTTCGTTGTCCATCATTATTTACCTCAACCAAATAATTAGCGCAAATACAGTTGAAAGCACCATACTTGCCAGAATACATACCATTAGCAACCAATCGTCATCATGCCAATCTATTCTGGTTGTCATATAGGCAGAAATCATAATCAGTGCAACAAGTGGCAAGCAAAGTGCTTTCAAAATGATGTTCGCCATTCTTATTTCCATCCCATAACAACAGCCGTACAAACGGCCAGACACACGTTGACGAACAGCCAGACGAGCATTGCCTGCCGTTCTTCAAACAGGTTGTCTGCCGCGTCTTTGATTGTCCGTTCGGACTGAACTACCACAGCCAGCAGGACTAGGCAAACCAGCCATCGAGTTGCAAATTCAAACATTGTTATCCTCCATCAAATCGTCCATGCTCAACTGACCGCTGATGTTGTCATCTTCCATCCACCAGCGAAAAACGTCCATGCCGGTCTGCCAGTCGTCTGTCGCGAATTTCTTCCCTTCAGATTCAAGATTTCTCTTTTTACGAGCTTTCAACATTCTTTCAAACGCTGAGATGTACATTTTCTCGTAGGCAGGCCAGCGCATAAACTCGCGCTGTCTGCCCCCCCTACCGGCCATAGGGCAGCCAATGCAGCCAACACGCTTTTGCCCTTCGCAATACAGCGGATTGATGGACAGGTGTTCGCTGTGCGTGTAGTCCCACACATCATCGTCAGACCAGTCCACGATCGGATTGACAGTCATTTTGCCTTTGAGGTTGCAGGTTTCAAACAGTTGCCGCTTTTCATCGTTGTCGCCCATCATCGTAATTCTTTTTTCTTTGTTACGATGGTTAAATTCCATAATTCCACGATTGTTTTTTCTCGATATCGACTCAGCCCAACGAACGCCAGTTGCAATAAAGCGATTTTTACCAGATGTTTCCTTTAAAACAGAACAGCAGTAACGCATAAGCCTCGTTGGCGGAACCATGATTTGCGGAATCAGTGTCCACATGGACACAGGCTTGTCCTTGTATCGTGGCATAACGATGGAGCATTTGATTCCCCGTTCTTCCATCGCCTTGAACTGCTCACGGATGAAATAGACCGTCTCCGGCGCATCTGCTGTGGTATGGCTGTTGACCACCTCGAAGTTGATTCCTGCACGTTCGGCCAGCGCCACAAGCACCTGTGAATCCTTACCGCCAGAGTATGTGACCATCAGCGGCTTCTTGTACCGATGCTCAGACAGCCGTGCAGCGTCCTGCAACCGTGCGATAGCAAGATGTTCCTTATCCATCAGTTCCACCTTTCTCTCAGTTCTTTTTCGACCTGCTCTGACTTCGCGGTGATGTAATCTGCAAACTCGTCAGGGGTCATGTTCTCTTCTTTGAACTTGCCGACCATCTCCCAGTATCTGTCACCAATGCGGATGATTTTCTGCACCTGTTCATCGGTCAGGTCTGCATCGCACCGAAGGTTCTGAATCAGTGCGCCCCATGTGGCGGCGATGTCATCCAGAGCCATGCGGAATCCATACAACTGGTTCTGCCGTGCGATTTTGCGGAGGTTGGCTGACATCGCCTGTTTTCCATTTGAGGGGCGGTTTCTACACTTATTCATCTGACTGCTCCTTATTGGTGGAAAGCTCGAATGTAACTTTTAGCTTCTTGTTTCCAATAACGCCCCACATCTTTTCGAGCTTCGTTTTGTCTGAATGCTCCATTTCAGTAATAAAATGAGACAGAACAGCGGAAACTGCTTCATCGGTCACATCAGACTTGCTTCTCCATAACTGCAATCCATCTTTCCGCTGCTTCATCATAGTTCCGGCATAGATGGTTCCGAATAGTCCGCATCCAACATGATATTCAGCCATTTTTATTCTCCTTTGCTTCAAGGCGAGATAGCCAGCGGGTGCTTTTTGCATGAATCATCGCTGTAACATCTTCATACCATTCAGGCGAGCAGTCCAGTGCAGAGATGCAAACAATCACATCCGCATATTCCTCTTCAAACGCATTTTTGCACTCCTCAACGCTCTTCGGTGTCGGGTTCGTTCCATCCAGCGCCCGGCGCAGCTTCAACGCAGCCTGTGCCAGTTCGGATGCTTCTTCTGCCAACTGTGCCAAGATTTCCGTCTTGGGCAGGATGTCTGAAACCTTCTTGCTCACTTTTGTTCTCCTTTCAGCCATTCGTTTAGCTTTTTCATACAAGAGGGGCATAGAAGAACGCTCCATCCTTCTTCTCCACCGATTATTGGCCGAACTTCAAGTTTGTTCTTCATTTTGTTATATTCCTCAAGTGTAAATGTTTCACCACACCTATTACATATCAATGCCATGTTCTTTCTCCAATCTCTTTAACAGCTCATCCACGTCATACCGCCAATGGACACGCAGCCTTTTTGCTTTGACCTCTATCCCTTCTTGCTCTGCCCACTGCCAAGGGATGCTCTTCCGGCTCTCGTTGTAACGGAACGCCAGAACCTTGCTGGCAGGGATTGCAAAGGTGCGGTTGACCGCCCTGTAATTGATTATCACATGGGCGGTCTGACCGCTGTACCCCATCGCTTCCACCATATCAGTGATGTGCTTTTCCTTGCGGTATTTGCACTTTGCCTTGTCGTACTTGCCGAACACTTTTTCCAAAGGGATAGAGGGCGTTTCGATGGTTTTCAGCTCGAACAGGTGGTTCATCGGGCATCTGTACACAAGGAAATCGCAGATGTTGTCGATGGAAAAGGACAGATTCTCGTTGCCGCCGTAGTAGGTGGCAGCACTGTCTTTCAGGCGGTAGCACCACGCATCGGATGGGACGGATGCTTTGAAGTCTGCTTCAAACTGCTTGCCGGTGTTCATTCGTTGTCCTCGATTTTTTTGGCTTCTCTGATACGCAGCCGAGCAAGTTCGCTATTTGCATATCGCAGTTGCCAACTACCAAACCAGCCTTTGTGAACAAGTTTTCCGGCGCAGTAAACAAACTCCTGCTTCATTAAGTCATCAAGTGAAATGATGTAACCGCCCGGCTTATACTTTCTTTTGTTCATCCTCGTTTACCTCTAAGCTCACGGAATATGAGTTTCTTTGTCAGCGGGCTTTTCCATTTCCTTCATAATTCGCTTATGTTCTTCCACTGTCATGTTGTTCGGGTAGAATCGCTTGTCCACCAGTTCAAACGGTTGCATATAGTGGTCAAGAACATCTCTTGCTTCTTCTCGTGCCTTTTCGGCACACATTTCGATGTATTCATCTTCGGTCATGTTGTAATCGGTAATGCAATCGACCACCGAAGAAAACCGGCACAGCAGACCATTAGGTTGTCTTGCAATGAAAGCTCCCATTTATCGTTCACCTCTAAATTCACTTCCGAGAAACCGCTTCTTGCCACGTTCCCGGTGCTTGTCCTCATAATCACGGTGGTACACGCTCTGGCTGTGGTTCAGCTCATACACGAACGCTTTGCGCTCCTCGAAGTCTTTCTTCTCTGCCTTGTACTTCTCGCAGGTGTCGTGGCAGGCTTGGTGGCGTGATGTGCAGTTGAGACAACAGGTAATCATTCTTCGCCAAATCTCCTTTTTGTTACAGCCATCGGGAACTCTTCGATTTCACTTGCCCAGCGTGCGGTTCCCTCGCCGTATGCTCTTTGCCAAACTAGAGGGAAACCGCCCAGGCCATCAAACAGGCTACCTAGTGTAGGCTTTTCTTTCAGGTAAGGGCGCATCTTCTGTACCAACCAGAACCACTGCGGCAGGGCTATGGAGTTGCCAAGAGCCTTGTACCGTGGGCTGTCAGCGTATTTGTGCTTTTTTCCCTTACTGTCTATCCAATCACCAATATCGGTGTATCCGTCCGGGTAGCCTTGTAGCCGTTCGCATTCAACAGGGGTCAATCGGCGAACAATCCAACGAATGGTTTTCTCCAACACGGCAGAATCATGTCTTTCTGCGGATAACGTTCCAGCTTTTTCTATTTCATATCCGATTCCCATTGCTTTTGCTCCAATTTTGTAAGAAAAGCCAGCACAGAACGGTTTCGTCTGAACGCCATCTGCTTTCGATGAATCATGTTTTTCTGCAATCAGGCATTCGCTGCCATTGCCGATGTTCCCGGCTTTTGCTTTCAAGGTTGAGCATTTGTCACTTTCCTTGTAGTGGCTGAAAGACTGTTCGTTGAAGGTCTTGCGTTCGATTGCGATAGCCGTGTAGTCTGTGATTCTGTTTTCGTGGTCTCCTGTAATTGTTGGCACGATTTTTCCGTCACCGTTGCCACGAGCATCAAAAACTATCGGCTGGTGTCCGTGTTCTTGCGCCCTCAAAGTGCCCGTCACATCGTAGCTCACATCCATCACGCTTCCGCCCTGGTCGTTCAGCACAGGAATCGGTTGAAACAACGTCTGGTCTTGCAGTGTAGAAAGCGTTGCGCTCAATTCAGTTTGAGCGCCTTTGCCTCCACCAGCGCACCCACTACGGATTTTCAGGGTGTAAGATTTGCCCCCACCTATCACATCCAGAAGGGCTTGCCTGAGAACTTCCGGGAGTGGCTTTCCACGCCTTGATGCTCTCGTCAGGATTCCCTGACACGCCCGTGCGCTCAAATAGTATTTCTGCGGCACGTTGACCTCCAAAATCTGCGACAAGAGCGATACGCTTTCTTCTTTGGGGGACTCCCCAATATTGAGCATCAAGCTGTCGCCAAGCCAGAGACCATCCGTTTCCGGCGATTGCTCCTGCTTTGCTCCATCTGCCCCCCCTACCCGAAGGTCGAGGAATTGAAGCGTCTGGTTGTTCCACGCGGGCAAGTTCTTCCAGCACGGCTCTGAAATCTTCTCCTCCATTGGAACTGAATGCTCCTGGGACGTTTTCCCAAACAGCGAAAGTTGGATACAGTCCATTTGTGCTTGACCTCATTTCTTTTATGATTCGAACCGCTTCCATGAACAGCCCGGAGCGTTCTCCCGCAAGTCCTGCCCTGCGACCAGCAATGGACAAGTCCTGACACGGGCTTCCAAACGTGATGTAGTCCACAGGCTCTATCTTGTCGCCGTGAATCTTTGTGATGTCGCCCAAGTGCTTCATTTTTCCAAACGCCCGTCCAGCCAGATAGCGCAGCTCTTATATAAGGTAGGCGGTCATGACTTTGCAGAAGCAAAAGCCTTGCTCATATCAGCGATAATGTCATATCGGTTCTGATACTTGCTATACACGGTCGTTCCGGTTCCAAGACCAATCTGTGTCTGGTTGATGGAAGCAGGAACTATGTAAATGCTTTCTTTCTCTTCGTTTTTTGCAATCAGAAAATAAACATCGCAAGTAGGGAATCGTTTTTCAAGATTGAACGAATAGCAAAAACTCTTGTTTGCTCTGCTCGGTCTCGCTGTTTTCACATCAACCTTAACGCTTCCATTAACATAAAGGTCGTAAGCATATCTGGTGGTCATCCGTTCAACAGAAAATCCGTGTTCTTCCAGCAATTTTATTGCAAGTTCTTCTCCGTATTTTCCAAACTGAGTTTCGCTTTCCTTCATCTCAATTTTGAGAAGTTCAGCTACCTTGTAGTAGCCACCCGGAAACCGCTTGATGGCATTTGTTACCTTGCTGTTACCGTAGTACCCGCTCAATTCGCTTCTTGATGGCATTCTGGTCAGCCCAGTAGCATCCATACAATCTTTTACGGATTGAAGAATCTTCTCTTGCGTCCAATGCTCTCCAAATGCGTGCCCCATGTGCGGAGACCTCAAAACGGCAGCGAGCCATCGTCCTCGTCAATCACAGAGAAGTCGTCTGCGTTACCCTGAGAGTAGTTCTGCGGTGCATCCTGCGCCCGATCGGCAGACTTGCTGTCAGACTTGCCACCGCAGAAGTCAACCTTGTTCGCTATGATTTCCGTTGCGGTACGGTTGTTCCCCTGCTTGTCGATATACTTCCGGGTCTGGATGCTACCAGTCACCAGAATCAGGCTGCCCTTCTGGAACCACTTGGAAACGAACAGCGCCGTATTACCAAATGCAGTGCAGTTGAAGAAGTCGGTTTCCTTCTGACCGCCACTCTGACAGTCACAAGCAATGCTGAACGTGCAAACATCCTTGCCGGACTTCGTAACCTTAGCTTCTGGCGTGTGAACCAGACGACCCTGAATTGCGATAGAGTTGAGCATTGTTTAGCCCTCCTTTGGCTGTTTCTGAGCGCATTCCCAACACAGGACGCGTCCAAAGCGTTTCTTTGTGTTTCTTGCAGTTTCCAGCGGAGTGACGGTGCGGTTGTTGTACTGAATAGGCTGCAACTGCTTTCCGCAGCAAGCGCATGGGGGGATGGTTTCCGCTTCCGTTTTCTTCTGCGCAGGCTTGTTTGCCCTGCTTGTGGTCCGCTTCTGGTACTCGTCCGTGTCAGCGTCCTTCGTATCGTCAATGCAGAACAAACCGTTCAGAGCGTACTTTCTAGCGTAGCTACTTGCAGTGCCGGTAATCTGCGAATCGTCCATGCCCTTCTTGAACTCAGGCTCACGAGCGTATGCAGTCACCGTATAGGTGGCACCATCCTGCGATTCAACCGTTGCAGTGGCTTCGATATAATGCCAGCTATCAACGATAACAGGCTTGTCGGAAAGCCGCAGCACAAGGCTATGCGCTTTCAAGATGGGCTTGACCGCTTCGAGAATGTCCTCGCACGAGCGGTACTTGTATCCACCGAATTTGTTCATCTGCCCCTTGGGGGCTTTCAACTCTGACTGAACAGCCATCAGAGCTTCATGGATTTTGCTGTTGTCCATCAGTTGTTCTCCTTCCTCGCTTCTTTTCTCGCTTTACGGCAAGCCGGGCAACGCTTAGGCAATGCCATGTTATGCGATTCGAAGAAAATGCGTTCTGCACGAGTAATCTCGAACACTTTGCTGCAGTCACGGCACGTTTTCTCTATGCTCGTGTCCCCGTCCCAGGAAGCTCTTATTGCGGCATCTTCGACAGCAAACGCTTCATTAAGGCTGTCACGAAAACTCCTAACAAGCGTATGCTGCGGTGCGTGGCCGTTCTTGCGGAGCGTTTCTTCTAAATTGTTCCTTTTGCAACTTTTGCAAAGAGTTTCGGTGCTGTTTGGGAACACTGAAAAAGGCTTATTGCACTTTTCACAGTGCTTAATTTCTTTCTTGTATTTACCCATTTTCTTTCCTTTCTTCGGCTTCATTAGGCTTCATTGTTCTTACTTTGGCTTAACTTGGCTGTACAAAATCAACCAGCCATCAGCTCTGCCAACTGTGCGCGGAGGTCTTTCAGCTCCGCTTCCCTGTCCTCGATTTCAGACTGCAAGTCCTCAATCTCAGCCAGCCGGTCAGCTTCTTTCGCTTCCGCCATCTGCTCGTTGGTCATAAAATACACGCCGTCCTCCGGCTCGGTCACGCCACCGAATCTGTCAAGGTTAATCATCTTTTGGTCTCCCTCTCTTACGTTCTTCTTTAATTTGCAACGCACTGTACCACTGGTCTTTGTCGATTTCGATGGTAGACCACCGATGGTTACAGGTAAGGCACTTTTTTCTGCGAACGATGCTGTCGTGGTCAGACCGGCTATCAACCGTTGTGATGTTGTCACTGCCGCACATCGGGCATTTCATCGTGCATCCCTCCACTCGCTGGTGTGGTGGGCAACACGCTTGATTTTGCGGCATTCTTGCTCGCTGCGTTCGTCTTCCTCAGCGCTGACTGCCAGCGCGCATAGGACAATGGCTGTTGCGAGAAGCCCGCATGACACAATCACCCAGCCAAGCATCTGCGCTGTGGTCTGGCATCCTTGAATCGCATCACCGCAGCCAACTGCTGCGATAGCCGCGACCAGACCGACCATGGAAAGCGCCATTCCTTTCAAAGTTTTCATTGGTTCTCCTTTTTGCTTCCAAAACTTAAAATCCAGCCAGTTGCCATTACGGCAGCCGCTACGATGATTCCCCATGTGCCTTTTGCACCGACCAGTAGTTCAACAAGATGTACAAGCCACAGGTTTAAAAGGAATGCTGCCAACACTACTGCAAGAGCAGCGCTCCACATCAGAATAATTTCTATAAGAACTTTCATTTCTATCCCCTTTCGTTTATTTTTCCATGCCATAGCTGGTCTATGCAATTCCCTCGCTTCGTGCTACATTGCACTGCTTTTCCTTCGCTAGTCAATTCTACGCCTTGCATCCATAGCCTTTGCTGTGCCGCTCATGTCGGTTCCATGCAATTCCATTGCTCGTCTGAGCCTTGCTTCGCCATGCCTTTGCAGGTCTCGTCAAATCAGCGCATCGCCGTTGCCGCTCAAGTCGCTTCGTCTCCAAGCGTTGCCTTAGCATTTCTGAGACAATCGTCACTATGCTGTTGCCGTTCTACGCCGAGTGCAGCACATCCCTACCCTGCCATAGCGATTAATTGAGGATTTCGTAGGTATAGCGGCCTTTTCCGCTGTTGCGCCACTGGCCGATACCACGCAGAGCACCGTAGTCCAGCCACTCACGCACGACCTTCTCATGAGAATCGTCCAGAAGAACGATTTCAAACTCGCAGGTCGAACCAGCGGGAATCTGCTCACTGTTGGCAAGGCTTACACGTTCGCCCTGCGCAGTCTGGGCGCGGAGAGGACGCTGGCACTCGGTAATCTCACCGTTTACATGAATGGGAATCATGCGGGGCTGAACGAAAATCAGGCCGTCAATGACCTTCTTGTAAGCAGTCAGCTTGCCGGATTCGTTGACAGCTTTCTTTTTGCCGGTCTCGGTCTTGCCGCCGATACGACCCAGCATACCGCAAGAATCCTTGAAGAAGCCCTTAATCTGGTAGTCATACAGGATGGGTTCGCCGTTCTCGTTGCGAGGGAACACGGTCATGACCTTGTCTGCCACAGCATCAGCGCCCAAAGCGGCAACTTCGTCCTCGATAGTGTTTGCATCCGGGGACTTGCTGGCGATGAACTCTCTCGCGATATTCTGGTTGCTAGGCCAAGTGCCAAGAACCGCTTCGATGAATGTGATTCTTACTTTGATTTTTTTCATTTTTGTTCACTCTTTCTTTCTCGATATGTTCCACTCTTAAAGGTTCACGCTCTTGCCAGCGCTTCTTCCACGGACTGCTTTTGTTGAAGCTGTTTATTGCTTTCTTCATCGTTTGCCATCCTCCGCTTGCGTTGGATGTGTTCCAGCCGGTCTTTCTCCCGGCTGTGCCAGCGGATTTCCCGCTTGCCGTAATACTTACCGTTCATAGGTCAACTCCCCTGTTGCAAGCATCTGTGACACCTCGCCATAATGCTTGCCCAGCTTGTCCGCAAGGGCTTGTACTTCTCCGATGGATGGAAACGTCTTTTCCAGCTTCTTCTTTTCTTGCTGTTTGATTTTGTACGCTGCCTTCGCGTTCAGGTTCGCCTTTGCGTTGTAGGCTTTCTTAGCGCATCCATTGTGGTACTTCTGCGATGCTACTTTTTTCAGCATCGGCTTTCCGCAGTATGCGCAGAACGCCTTACGGGGCTTGAATGTAATTCCAGCCTTCCTGTGCTTCCTGTCACGTTCTTTATCGACTTTGCGCTTGCATTCTGAACAATACTTTCTTGTCGGTCTGACCACGCCAAGATACAAGCCGCAGCGCTCACAGTACTTTTCTTCCACGCTGCATCTCCTCTTTCAGTCTGGCTTCCCGATTGTGCCGTTCAAAGCACTGGTTGATGGATTTCTCCATCCACAGCACCTTGTTGGCATCGTTTTTGGACACGCCAGCAGCCATTGCAAGCTTCAGTCTGCGCTTGCTGCTTTGAGCTTTACGAAATTCCATCACCAACACTCACCAGCCTTATCTGTGATGAACTTCGGGACTTTCTGACCTGTTGCAACGCACAGCGCAACCAGCTTTTCAACCCAGATGTCGTACAGGCTTTCTTTGGGCATATAGCACTGGCCGACACAAGGCTCCTTAAAGCTTTTCCAGATCGTCAGTCCGACAGCGCCATCCGTGACCGTCCATATCATACTGTAACCTTCACTGCACAGGTTGTACATAATGGCTCGTGCTTTGCTTTTGGCTTTGTTGATTTCAAAGGCATCCCAGCACTTTTTGCTTTCCTCGTAGGCCTCAACCGCAGCGTCAATGGCAAACTTGGCTTCATCAGGGTGCTCAAGGTCTACCTTTAAGGTGATGATCTGTTCCATGTTCAGTCCTCCGCTTTCTGGGTTTTCTTTGCTTTCAAGAAGAGGTTTACGAAGTAGACTTGGCCACGACCGGAAATCTTTGGAGTGCGGTTGATAGAAATGTGGTCGCTGTGCTGAATCGTGGTTTCTTTGATTTCAAACAGCCCCATCTCCATACTCCGCTGCGTCGGCAAGTTGTAATCGCTACGTTTCGGGTCTTTGATGAGATAGCCATTCCGGCGTAGCCAGTCAAACAAGCGGTTCTGACCGATGTTAATGCCGTTCTGAGACAGCAACTTTGCCATTTCGCCAACCAAAATGCTCTTTTTGCTAGCGCTCACCGCGTCAGCAAAAACGCCCTTCGGCGTAAGTTCTGCAATCTGCTTGTCCTTCTCTTCCAGCTCCTCATGCGCTGCGATCAGTGCAGTTGCAAGGAGCTGCGAGCGGGTAAGCTGCGGTTTTTCAGCCAGCTTCTTTTCCATTTCGTTGAACGCTGCAATGTACTTCAGTTTCCATTCGAGAGCAGCCTTTCCGGTGAAACCCATAGCCAGCAGGGTGAAGCCGTCACGGTTCATCAGATACATGGGGTAGCTCTGGCCGTTCTGCTCATGGACGTACTCGGTCTTGTAGAACATGGGGGTGTCCCCATTTTTGGGGAGACCCCTCATAATGTCTTCGATGTCACGCATCACATGGTCATGACGCTTCTCGAAGCTATCTGCAATCTGACGGCTGGAAACCACAGGCTCGCCATTTTGCATGGATAAAATAATGTCGTTCATTTTTAATCCTTTCTTATGACTTACTGCTTGTCCCTCACAAGTAAAGCGTCTACCGACACACGGAAGTAATCAGCAACTTTCACAAGCTGTCGAATGCTCGGCCCATTTGCGGAGCGTTCCCACTTGCCCAGTGCGCCGTTGCTTAAACCAGCGGCTACTTCCAAGTCAGTACGAGACAGACCATGTAACTTGCGAAACTCGTCGATTTTAGAAAGATTCACTAGCCATTCTCCTTTCTGGGCTTGCATTTTACTAGAAAATATGCTACTATGTAGTTGCGAAGTACAAAGTGAACATTTTCTAGCGACTTCCCGATAGATTTGTCAGGGGTCTTAGTTTTTGTTTGCCCTATGCTTCATATTATACTAGCCAAGTGGCTATTTTTCAATAGTCAATTTTCAATTTTGTGAACATTTGGCTATTTGCACAAAAAGAGAGGTCTTTTTCTATGCGCAATGTGGAGCGAGCCAAAAGAATCGCTGCCGACAAGGGTGTCAATATATCCTTTGTGTGCAGAGAAATCGGAAAAAGCAGAGGTTATATCTCTCAAATGCTTACTACCGACAGGGATTTTCCAGATGAAATGCTTTCGCCAGTAGCCAACGCGCTAGGCGTTACAGTTGAAGAACTGACTGGCAACCAAAAAGAAAACCCGCCCCAGCAGCCGCAAATTGAAGTTGACGCGGATATTAAATGGATTGAGCAGAAGCTAGTAGAGATGCCGAAAGAAAAGCGTGAAGCTTTGATGAAGCTTATTAAAACGATGTGAAGGGGATGCCAATGAAAGGAACGGGCTTAGATAAGGCAGTTTTCTTTGGCGGCATTGGACTGCTTGTTTTTTCTTGCAGCCTGCATGGGACACCCAGTGCTATTGTTGGTATTGCTGGAATTGTTCTTTGCTGTTACAAGTGGCAGGCCTGCTTTGGCACAAAAGCAGAAAGAAAAGCCAAAAAAGAAGCACAAAAAGTTCAAGCAGAAATGGAAGCGGCGCAGGAAAGAGAAGAAATCAGGGCTGCGCATAACCCTGTAAAAGCAAAAATTATTGTTTCCAACACTAGCAAAAAGGCAGGGAGTGCTGCCATCCGTACTGCCATTGGCAGTTCAATTGCTGGATTGCCCGGTGCTGTTTACGGTGCAGCATCCGCAAAATCTAAAACCAGCGTCACATTTTATGTGACGTATGAAGATGGGCATCACGGAAGCGAAACTGTAAATTCCGATTCTAGCCGGTTCTTAAAACTGATGAAAGTCTGTAAGGATTGACCCGGTACAAATAAAACCCCTTGCGCCGGGCTTTCGGTAGCCTTATGCGCAAGGGGTTTTGTCATGCATTGGTTATTGCTTCTTTTGCCGCCGGAATCTTCTCAGGGTGTTCCAGCAGCCATGCAATAAATCGGTCAATCTTGGCTCTTTCCTGTTCACTCATTGTGGCATATCCTCCCGATCGGTAAATGCAGATGTTCATTTGATACGATTATACATCTTCTAGTTGTTAAGTCAATGTCTTTTGAACAACTTTGTAAAAATCGAACGTTTTCTTCACATCCATTACTTCACATCAGGGAAGCCACGAGTGTTCAAGTCAAAAGGGGCAACGCCTATCCATCTTTCCTCCAATCACAGCTCTACGAGCTGTCCGTCAATGCGTTCGATGTTGTCTGCCGGGTCGCGCCCATCGTCTAAGGCGGCTATGGCGCGTTCCAGAACGCCTTTTGCTTCGAGGTAAGCATCTTTATCAGCCTCGTACCCAGAAAGGCTCAGGACAAGCTCCAGCGTCCGTCTGCGAGCGTATGGGACAATCAGAGCATCTACGGTTCGGTTCATTAGCTTTCCTCCCACGGTTCAGGTGTGTGCGGCTTCCCATCGGGAACACTGGCAGGCATTCCGTCGATGATCGGCATACGTTCATGGTTCCAGATTACAGTTTCTTTCATTTTTGTTCCACTCCTCTTTGGAATTTTTTGACAATACAGTTATATCACATCTCGCTGTTTCAATGAAATAGCGACTTTTTTCAATTATTGTTTCACATTTTGAACAATATATCAGTTAAATTCCTTTACATTTGTATCATTTTGTCGAAAGAGGGGTATTTATGGATGATTATAGGATACGAGTGGCAAAAGCGTTAGAGATGGCAAGAGCAGAATCCGGACTTAGCCAACAGAAGCTTGCGGACAAAATGGGTGTAGGCCGGACATCCATTTTTCGTTATGAGCAAGGGACAATGACTCCAGATGCTTCTACTATCATAAAGTGGTTCGTGTGCTGCGGTGTTGCGGTCAAGCCGTACATAGACACTTGTTTGCATCCCGGATTATTGGAAAGTCTGGCTGGCGATGCCAGTACCGAGAGAAAGAGAGATACGCTGATAGAGCATATCAAAGAAGCCCATTCGCAAGAAATCGACCTGCTGTGCTATCTGATCTATGGCAATCACGGCTCAGATTACCTTGCCGTTCTGTGCGAAATGGTAGCAAACCTTCACACGACTTTGCGTGATCGTGTGTCCGTCTGCCGCACCGTCACAGGTCATTATGAAATGGCGCAGGCAACCAAAACTGACCCAGACCCAGACGGAACACAACCCAATATGCAGATTTTATATCAGGCACAGGACTGTGGGGAAGCTGCGGCCATGAAGCGAAACGATTCGTATACCATCAACGAAGAAAACATTTTGCGCTGATTGTCGAATTATCGCAGTTTTTGCGGAACATTTTGTCCTCGTTCATCCACTTTTTGTACACGTTTCATGCAGATTAGGTATACCTTTACCTTGTCAATCCGTCCCCCATAGGCTGTAAATCGACAACATTCGCGCGGAATAAATAACGTATTATCGTTAATCTATTGCTTGCGATTTGTCGGCTTGTCAATCTGTCCCCCATAGCATTGAATTAAAAGTTTTCTCATCCACTTTTTGTACACCTATCCACAATCTGTCCACGTTTGACACGGATAATGGAAGGTTGCTTCATCGCCGATACAGTCTTATTCAGCAATTGACAGCTTGAATTATCAACAAACTGGAATGGAAAAATAAAGAAATTGTTGAAAATTATCGTCATCGACTATTTAACGATGATATTTAACCTCTTGTTTATTTCTTGTTTAATATATAATATGTAGATGGGGGACGAAATGACAAAGCATGGGGGACTTTTTGACAAGTCATGGGGGACAAAATGACGAGGATATGGGGGACAAAAAGACAAGTCATGGGGGACGAAAATAGTTGACACGTCCCCCTACTTGTGGTATACTGTTTTCAGACCATTAAAGGAAGTGAGCAGATGCCAAAAATATCAGACAATAACCTTGTCGAGAAAAGCAAGTCCCTTGTTTGGGCGAAGTTCAGGGACTACACCGCAGGAGAACTTCGGCTGTTGGAGGTTTACCTATCAAGAATAAATCCGAGAGACCCAAGCAGCAGCCGTGTGGAGTTCACTTTGGCGGAATATAGGGAGCTTCTTGGGCTGAAAAGCCTTGATGCAAGAAGGATTGAGCCGCAGATCAAGCACTTTCTTGGCAATACGGTGTCGATTCCAATTGACAAGGAGAAAGGCACGTTTGAAAGCTTTGTCTTGTTTACGAGGGCAAAACTGGACTATGTGCCCGAAACAAGGTCTTACGTTGTAGCAATCACCTGCAACCCTGACCTGCGCCCTATCTTCTTTGACATAGCCGAAAGCGGATATGTTCGGTATCGGCTGCGTTACACGTCACGGATGAAGTCACAGTATAGCATCTTGCTTTACTCGATTCTTCGGGACTGGTTGAATATGGACAACAAACCGCATGAAATCAGTCTGAAGAAGTTGAGAGAGCAGCTCGGTGCGATGGAAGCCAGCTATGACGTTTACAAGAACCTTCGCAAGCGAGTGCTTGACGTTGCGGTGGATGAAATCAATGCTGTGTCTGACATTGTTGTGACCTACGAACCAGTCCTTGTGGCACGAAAGGCTGTGGCAGTCAAGTTTAAACCAAAAATTAAAGCGTCTGAGACGTTGATTGAAGCACAGGCAAGCGAAGTGTTGACCGAACCTCAAAAAGCCGCCAGAAAGCCCCGCAGAAGCGGATATGAGGATTTCGACTGGTCTGTGTGTGACGAACTGGAAAAGCAGGACTGCATTGACGTGGCGAAGGTAGTTGAGAAGTGGATGAAGAAAGAGCATCCTGAAATCAAGCTGCCAAGACGCAGAGAAGCTGTCTACGACACGGTGAAGGCTGCATACAATGACATCTTGTCTTTGGACAGGTCTCCGTTCCCGGACAGACCTGTTGGTTATCTGATTAGAAGCGTGGACAAGGCGGGTATCGTAGACAGGTATATGCCAGCGTTCTATTCCATTGAAGCCTTGCAAGAGCAGCCAGATGTAGCACATTAAGCAGAAAGGAGAAGGCATGAGACTGATTGACGCAGATGAATTTTATCAGCAAGAATGGATTCGCTGCGGAATGTATGAGCCGATGATTGGTGTCGATAAAGTCTATGACAACAAAGAAACATCATACAGAACATTACGAAGTAGGTTAAATAAAGTTCGAGAAGTCGATGATCTTAGTATTGCAAGATGGATAAATGTAAAAGACCGTTTACCAGAAAAATTAATCGATGTTCTTGTGCTAGACGGAAACTGCAAAAAAATAGCCTATCTAAGTGATGGAAGAATTTGCTCAGATTCATGGAAAACAAATTATATCGATAAATTTGGCGAAAGAGAAACACTAAACGGGGTGACGCATTGGATGCCGTTACCAGAACCACCGAAAGAATAAAGAAAGAGTGATAAAATGGCAAAAATTCCCTACTCCGTTCTGAATAAAGCAGAACTTGACCTTGAAAAGAAGTTTGATTATCAGTTTCAGTTCAATCATCATGGAAATCAGGCTTCTGTAAGGGTTTTGCCGCAGAAAAGCTATAGCGAACTAACGCCTGACGAAGCGATTGAAGCCGGGAAAGCTTTGATCGAAGCTGGTAAAGCAGCGAAAGAGTTCGTTTACAACGGATATTTTATAGACTGGGGAGAATAAAAATGGCAAAAATCATAGCTGTTGCCAACCAGAAGGGCGGCACAGGAAAAACCACCACAAGCACCTGTCTGGCTGGTGCGTTGCAGTTGCTTAGCAAGAAAGTCCTGCTGGTGGATTGCGATGCCCAGTGCAACGCAACGGACACCTACGGCGCACAGACAGAGGACGTATGCACCCTGTTTGATGTGATGACCCGGCAAGGAACGGTAGAGGAAGGAATCCAGCACTGCGAAGCTGGCGACATTCTTCCGTCCGACAACGCATTGAAGGACATTGACGAGCAGCTTGTCCGGGATATGGGCAAGAACTTCCGGCTGCGAGAAGCCCTTGAAAGCGTGTCCGGGCAGTATGATTACATTGTCTTGGACACTCCACCGCAGCTTGGTCTTGCGCTTGTGAACGCGCTGATCGCCGCAAACAGCATCATCGTGCCCATCACAGCAGACCGATACGCACTGGCTGGTTTGAGCCAGCTTTCGCAGACCATCGGCGATGTTCGCAGATACTTCAATCCGACTTTGAAGATTGAAGGTCTACTTCTGAACCAGTACAAGAGCCGAGAAAACCTGTCCAAAGAGGTTGTGGAGCAGCTTCCCGTGATTGCACAGAGCATGGGTACAACCCTGTTAGACGTGAAGATTAGGCCGTCTATGGGTGTTCGTAAGGCACAAGCAGAGCGTCACAGCCTGTTTAGCGGCGACACGGCAAAGAGCACCAGCGCAGAGGATTTCAAGGCTTTAGCGCAAAAAATTGTAGAGGGGGATAAAAATGAATGATATATACCCGCACCTTGTAGAAATGACGTGCATCGAAGATATAAGACGGGTTTATTTCTTAGATCTTGATGTTTCATTTAATGAATTGTCGGATGAAGAAAAAGAGCTTGCATATAATTCTCAGCAATACCTCGCTAAAAAATACTGTGAAAAACTGAAAGAAAAGCTTTCCGAGAATCAGTGGGCGCAGTCGAAGCACAAACTTCCAAATGAATCAAACAAATACGTTATTGGATTTAGTGAAGACGAATACGATGTAGAAATCGTAAGATACGAAAGAGGTCTTAAAAAGTGGATAGGCAAAGATGGGAAATTGCACAACATTACACATTGGAAGTCTTTACCGGCTGTACCAGACCTCGAAGATGAAGATTGGGAGGAAGAGGAATGAAATCAACCAGCAAAAAATCCACAGGCTTGCTTGGCGGGTTTGATTTCCATCCTATTTTTTCGGAACAGACATTAAGCCGAAGTGAGCCAAAGGAAGAAGAAGTAAGCCAAGCAAAGCCGAACGAAGCCGAGCAAGCACAGATTAAGCCTAATGATGCCACAGACAGCCATACACAGCCTAATGAAGCACAGTTAAGCGATATTAAGCCGAAGCAAGCCAAAGACAGCGAAACACAGCCGAACAATGCCGTAGTAAGCGAAAGTAAGCCAAAGAAGCTGAAACAAGCGAAGGAAGTTCAACGCCTTATCGAGCAAGGCGATGTTACCGGCGCACTAGCCGAAGCTGGCTTGACAAAGAAAAAAATCCCGATGCCGAAATCGCATCAGGGCGTTGCAAGCGGCGATGGCAAGCGTTCCAAGCGCATTACCATCCTTATGAGCGAGGAAGAACGCAAGTACATCAACCGTGAAGCCAGACGGCACGGAATGACGATTGGGCAGTTCGTTTACGCTTTGGCGGTTGTGGCGGCAGATGGAAAGATTGAATTAGAAGATTTCTTGGAGGATTGACGTATGGAAGAACGCGAATTGAAAACATGTCCGTTTTGCGGGGAAAATGTTAGAATAAGCCATGATGGATTGCGTAAAAGCGATAGCGGGATGTCTTATAAAACCGTTTGGACTATTTTTTGCCAGAAATGCAAATGCAATATGATGAAAGAAGAAGCATATTACGATTTTAATTACGATGGTGTTCTTGAAGTTTTAGACGATGGGCGAGCAACGCTTGTAAAGCGATGGAACACGAGGTATTAAAAGTTAATCAATGAAACGCTAGAGGATAGAACAGGCAGCTATCGCCCATTGTTAGGAGATGTGGGAACCGTCACCCCGCCTAGCTTTTTCAATAGAAAACCCCTGTGTAGTCAAAACGACCGCACAGGGGTTTCGTTTTACTTATCAGCAATGCAATCCCAGTAGAGATACGCTTTGCCATCTGCGGCATCTGCGTCCTCAAGGAACGCCTTTGCCATGTCAGCGTAGAAGCCCGGAGTGTCAACGGACTGACGCTTTGCGACCTGACAATAATCCGAGTACATCATGTTCATAACAGCCCAGAAATCGTTCGGGTCACAGTTGATATTGCGCTGTTTGGCAACATCCTGCGTCTGCTCCAACGTCCAGTGACAGCCCTTTGTGCCGTCAGCGTTCACCATGCTGTCGCACCATTCCTCCGCTTCATCGTGGGTGAGGTGCTGGCGGGGCATCTTGATGGAGCGGCTGTCTGCACCGCCACGCTCATACTGCCCAGAGTGCTTGTCCCAGTCTCCGTTCTGCGAGAAGCCGATTTGCGGCATTCTGCGCCCATACTCTACGTCAGGGTAGCGGGGGATAGGGTAGGGGTCGATGTAACGGTTTTCCTCCTTCGGATAGTAGGGATAGCGGTCGTTGCCGCCTTCCAGCTTACGCAGACGGCGTTCCATCTCACGCTCCCTGCGGTCACGCTCTTCCTCAAGTCGGTCGCGCTCCGGCTCACGGTCTTTGTCGTGGTCACGGAGCATCATCATGCGGCGAAAATTGTTCTTGCCCATAATCTATACCTCCTCAAGAAATGGACGCGGGCGCACCAGCGTGGGAGCGGCAGAAGCAGCCAAGATATTTGAATGTTCCGGTGCAGGTCGCAGACGTTGCAACGCGGGTAGCATAGCGAGTGCGAGTGTGGATGCTCTCAGCGGTTGCCTGAGCGCAGTTGCAGTCGGTCAGAGGGTATGCGGTCGTACCTGCGCCGATGGTAATGACCACAGGGGCGTTGATGGTGGTCGTGTCCGGGATGCTCTGGGCAACCACGATGCAATACTTCTCTCCGTTCTGGTATGCGCCAGCGGGGATGTTGATGGTCAGCGTGTCATTGGCGAACGTCACCGCATCCGAGATGACGAGGTGCGGGCACAGACGGCAGCTTGTTTTGCAAGCCATAATGTTTTCCTCCTAAAAAATCAGGGGCAGAGGTGTCTTACCCCTGCCCCGATAGTTCACCCGGTGTTATCGGGGAGTGTGTTGGTTAGCAGCCGCAGCAGTTCACGCCCACGTTGGGGTTTGCCACCTGATAAGCGGGAATCGGACGAGGATTGACACGGTTCAGGATGGTATCAGTCTGCTGGGACATCACGGTGGTCAGAAGCGCATTCTGACGATCCTGAGAAGCGGCGAACTTGAGGTTCTGGTTCTCAGCGGTCAGGGTGGCGATCTTATCCTGCGTGAAGTAGTCCATCATAGCGCGGTAGTTTGCGTTACAGTTGTCGATAACTGCACGGGTATTGTCTGCGATAGCCTGCCGGGTAGCGCAGTCCTCCGTTGCGATGGTGTACTTCAGGTCGCCGATCAGCTGCTTGTTCTCGCAGCAGCAAGACGCCAGCTGCGTGGCAAGTGCGGTCTGACCAGCCTGCCGTGCGTTGCCCTCCTGCATGATGGCAAGGTTGATGGCGTTGTCACCGTTGGACACGCTGCGTTCCAGACCGTTCACCAGCTGTGCGTTCTGGTAGCCAAGCTGACAAATGGCACTGTTCACGCCCGCAAAGCCGTTCGCGATGTTGGCGTTGATGCCATTGATCTGCGCCAGCTGGTCATAGCCCAGAGAGCAGATACCGCTCTGGATGCCCGCCAGAGAGCGGGAGGTATCCTGCTGGTAGAAGCCCTCAGACAGAGCCGCGCGGGTGTCGTTACCGCCCTGCCCGGTTGCACCAGTGCCGACCAGATAGGGGATGTAGGCGTTCATGCCGTTGTCACCACCGTTCCGGCCATAGCCGTTTGTGCCCCAGCCGAAGATAATGGCGAGGATAATAACAGCCCAAAGACCCTCGTTGCCGAAGAATCCGCCGTTGTTATTGCCGCCATCCTGCCCAGCCAGATAGCCAGTTGCAAAATCGTCCATAAAAAAACTCCTTTCGTTTTGCGTTATGCCATCCCATCGCCGTATGCGATGGGCGAAGCCAAACAAAAGCGGTTTTTGTCAAGTCCGCAAAACTGAGAAGCGTTTCGCTTAGAGGGATGCTTTATCGGGGCAGCGTCAGATTCAGGGCGCTTGCTAGTTGGTTCAGGTCGATGCCACGCTCTTTGGCGAGGTTCTGCGCCATCGTCCTGAGTTGCGCTTCGTTTTTGCCCTGAATCAGGTTCAAGCCCTGCATAATGGGGGCGCTCTGCCCACCCAACTGCTGGATAAGCCCCATCGGGTTTTGTCCGGCACGAGCCAGATTTGCAAGCTGCATGATAGGGCTGTGAGTAATCATATCAAACGGAGAGGGCATCGCTTATTCTCCTTTCTTCGCTGCGGCAGAGGGCTTCGAGAAGCTCTTCTGCCATTTTTCCAGCTCATCCAGCCGGCGCACGATGGCATCGTACTGCTCAACAGGCACATACTGCTGTGTCGGTGCAGCGGTCTGCTGCGCCTGTTGCGCCTGCATTTGCCGCCATGCTTCCGGGCTGTAAAACTCTAACACGTCAGATTCACAAGTGTTTGGGTTCAGACGTTTGCAGTAGATGACCCCACTACGCAAATCCGGGCAATACGTCCATCTTCCGTACAGATCAGATGGAATTGCCAGAAATTCCTCCCTGCTGGAAACAGGTCTGCCAAGCAGCCAGCCGCCGTCCTGCGCCGACTGCTGAACAGGCTGTTGCCCATTCATTGGCTGCGGACGCTGCGGTTGTGCCTGCTGCATCGGTGCGTTTTGCAGAGGAGCGGCAAGCCCAACTGTGCCCATGCCGCCGTAAGGATTGACAGGCTGCTGTGGAACGTAAGGCGTTCCGGGTGTCGGATAATAGCTCATAATACATCCCTCCTTGTGCATCCACTGTACCGCATCAGCAAAAATCGAAGGACAACGAACGTCAAATGAAGGACAAAAAAACTTGGTTAGAGCTTGATTAGAGCTTGATTAGAGCTTGCTTACTGTGAGCAAAAAAAAGAAAAGCGCCCACACGGAAAAATCCGCATGAGCGCTTAACTGTTAAGGGCTTCACATTGGAAGCAAAAATAAAATATCACGTTTTGACTTGCAAGACAAGAGTTTCGACAAAACTAGTGCGAATAAAACAAAATCCCCCACTTTGCCTACAAAGTACCCCGTGTGGCACGCAGGGCTTCGGCAAAGCAGGGGATTTTTTGCTTATCAGCTTATGTGCGTAGGAGTATACAGCGGAATAAATCGCTTCCAGCTATGGCAGTGTCTAGGCCAATACCGAATAAGATACCAATCGCCAAACAGGTGAAAAGTGGTATAATATTTTGCAATTCTTGCAAGCTGTTCTTCTTTTGTATTGCTCATAAGCATCACCATATAAAAGCGCCTCCCGCATGGTACGCACTGCAAGTAGGCGGGCGGGAGACTGTATCAGACATCCACCCTAATGCGCTTCTTCGAGAGGCCGGGAGGATTTGTTAAGATTATTATACCATAATTCGTGCAAAAAGAAAAGCCAGCGGGTAAACGTTCTTCCGCTGGCTCTCTGTACACATTTCTCCGAAGTGTGTGTACTCTACTTCGGACGGTACAAATAGTATATCACACATCCAGCATTTTTTCAATGCCTTTCAGCCGGTAACCTATCGCTGTCCGACTGTAATGTGTCTGTGCTGCAATGTCCGGCAGCGGAAGCCGCTCAACGTACCGCAGTAAGGCTATCTTACGGTCTACCCTCCCAAGCGGTGCGTTTTTGATGGCTACGGTCATCTGCTGTCGGTCAAGTCCTTGCAGCGCAGCGGGCAGCACTACGCGAGCCGCCGCCACAGGCAGCACCGAGCCAAAAAGGCTGCGGCAGCTGTCCGGCGTTGCGCACCATATTGCCAATGACGGCAAAATGGTATGTTTTCGTGAGGTCACGAAAACGTGCGCAGACCATTTTCGTGATGTGCCGAAATTGCTCTTGTGCGGCGTACATTCTGTTGGTGTCAACAAAATGTTCGTATGTAGTGCCCATGATATCCTCCTTACTGCTTTTGCAGCGCCGACCGGGCGCGGTCAAAGAAAAATTGAATCACAGTGCCGATGGTCTCATCGGTGATGGCCCAGCTGATGAGCCTGCCGTATTTGCTGGTACTCAGGGCGGTGCGCAGCATCTTGACGCACCACGCCTTGCGATCTGCGCCGCGCTTGGTGCCCTGAATCTCGTGCTCTGCTTGGTCGATGAGGTCAAGCACCAACGTCTTGACCGCTGCGCCGTAGCCCAGACGGATAAGCCCAAACGCAAGCGAAACAGTGCCCACAACGATGAGCACCAGCGCCAGCCACGCGGGCAACGGGGTGAGAACGGTATTAAGGATTGCTTCCATGATTGGTTGATCCTTTCAGTAGATAATTGTTAATGTCGGTCTTGCTTTTTTGCATACCTTCCCGGTTGTTGCCGGATAGTTGCGCATCCAAAAGGTTTTGCACGCCAACGAGGACAAGTCGCATTTCTTCGTCAATGCCGTCAAATCGCCGGAGGTCTCTTGCAAGGGCTTGTGTATGCTGGAGCTGCCCCTGTTCCAAGGTGCCGACGCGCTTGTCCAGCTCATCCAGCCGCTTGTTCTGCGCGTTGTCCGGCTCCTGTGCCTTCTTGATGTACTTATGGATGATTTCCAGCACCTTGTCGATCGTGATGGCAGCAGCGCATAGGCTGCCCAAGATGCCCAGCACCCACAGCAAAGCTTCTTTTTCGGTCATTTGCCCTCCCGGAGACGGGTCAGACCCTTCTTTGCAATGATTTTGGCATAGTCCTTGTAGGGCACAGACAAGTCCACGCCGGAAATCTTGCCCGGGATCGCGTCCACAACACCGGGAATCTTGCCCTTGCTGGTGTACTGCCACAGCCCGAATTTCCATTCCGGCGCGGGCTTTTTGCTGCGGTAGGCTGCAAGCCACACGTCATACGGCTTGAGCGCCGCGCCGGTCATGTACATGTTATCACGGCCAAAGTACAGCCCGGTGTATAGCATGGCGTAAAAGCCCCAGCGCTCCACCGTGCCCAGCGCATGAGCGGCAATGTTCGTCAGGGTCTGCTTGTCCAGCGGAGCTTGCACATACTTGTCCTCAATGTCCACCGCCACCGGCAGCTGCACTGTCTTGCCGGTCAGCACCTTGCGCAGCAGGGCAAGTTCTGCGTCAGCTTCTTCCGTGTTGACCGCCTTGCAGTAGTAGTACACGCCACAGGGGATGCCCAGCCGCTGGCACTCGCGGTAGTTGCGCTCAAAGGTGGGGTCGATGTACGGCTTGCTGGGCGCGTCTTTCGCGCTGTTGCCCAGCGCCCGCAGCATCACGCCGGAGACAAGGCCGCTTGCCTTGACATTGTCCCAGTCGATGTTACCCTGCCAGCGGGAAACGTCCATGATAGGTCTCATACTCTGCTCCTTAATACTTTTCGCCGGTAATCTCTTCATACTCTTCTGCGGTCAGGCGCTGGGGCTTGCGCTGCACAAGGATGCGCAGCATGGCCTTAGACCAGCGGCCCGCCTCGTACTCGTCTTTCGCTTTGCCGAAGATCGCGCTGTGCTTATCACTCATGGCTCATGCCCTCCTTGTCTGCGGCCTCGTCCTCAATGGGAACGTCGGCCAATACGCACAGGAAGTCCACCATAGACGCGATCTGTGCCAAATCCGCGTCCCGGTTCTCGTTTTCGGCGGCGGTCTTGATGCCGCCAGTGTTGCGAACAATTTTCATGTCGTTATCCCCTCCAGCAGAGTTTTAACGTATTGATCCATGCGCTGCAGCAGCTGCTGCGAGTTGCCTTTAGCGGCATGGGCTTTCCATGATCCATACTGCTCATACAGGGCAGATGCCGGTTTCTCTCCTGCCTTGATGAGCTGGGCAAGCCGAAACAGGCGCTTGCGCTCGGCCTTGACATTCTGCGGGTCAACGGTCATAACGACCTTGCCCGCCGGGGTCAAGCGGTAGATGAAACCTAGAAAACGGAATCCATCCTTTAGCCTGACGATCTTGGTCTTGGTCGGGTGCAGCTCCATGCCATCGGCAGCGTACCGGGCGCGGATCGCCTCCCGCCACTCCTCAAGCCGTGCCTTGTCGTGGTGGATGATGAGGCTATCATCCATAAAACGGACGTACTTTTTCGCCCGCAGGCGCTCCTTGATGTAGTGATCTATGGGGTCGGGCACCGAGATCCCGGCAAGCTGCACCATCTGGCTGCCCGGATTATAACCGGCCTCGCCGGTATATTGACGATCCAGCACCTCACGCACGCGGTTATGCACACTTGGCGGCAGATGCCGCTCAAAGCAGCGGTTTGCCACGTCATGGGGCATCGTGTCGTAATAGTGCCGGATATCTACCAACAGCACATAGCCATCAGCGCCGTGCTGCCGGTATTCGCGCTCCATCATGAGCTTGACCTGCTTGCGCGCCCAGTCGGTACCTTTGCCGGTCTGACAGGCCGCGTTTTGCCGGATGAAGCTCCGTGTCATTGCTGGATAAACAGCATTGTCGTTGAGAGAGCGCTGGTATACCCTATCCCGAAAGCCATTCGCAACCGCTGTGCGGGGCTTGGGATAGGTGATTCTAACTTTGATTGTTGGCCGTGCCTTGTATGTACCTGTCGCGAGCTCCTTTTGGAGTTTCAGGATCTCGTCCATCCGAAACAGGTGAAACCGTCCAACGCTTGCCTTGCGGCACACGCCTTTGGCGCACTTGCCCTCGGAATTATACAGGGCATCGAACCCGATTATTATTTCTTCTTCTTGCACTGATTTTTTCAGCTCTCCTCGCAAGGATCTGCCGGGTGATAGCGGTCAACACCCCGCAGGGTGGCCACGTCCGGCTGATATTGTTCGTCTGCCAGAGGACAGACATGGCACTCGGCTCCTTGCACGGCAGTTTTTGCCCGGCCTCTGCTATGCAGGGGCTTTTGTGGGCGTGCTGCCGTCCAATCCGGGGCGCAGCGATACGCGTTGATCGCGTTCCAGTTGTTGACGTTGCCGCTGGAGTTCACGTTGAAGGCATTGTTGCCGTTGCCACGATTCGCAGAGCGCAGCCGCACATTGCGGCCCATTAGCCTACAGCCATTTTTATGTCAAAGCGCTTTTGCACGCTTTGCATCACTCTCGTGCCAGTCCCGGCAACGCTGCCGGATATCGCGCACAGTGTTGCCCCAGAAAGAGCACCGTTTGCCAGAAAGGTGGTAGCTGGCTTTTGCCATGTCTATCTCCGCCAAAAGGACGGTGCACAGCCGGACGGCGTGCCTTTGAAGCTTAAAGCGCTCCTCTCTTTCGTTCGGCTTGTCCAGCCGGAGGTCGTTTGCTCCGAAGATATCAAAAAATATCCGGTCTGCCGTAGCGCGCAGTTGACCGGGAAGGCTTGCGTCAATTTCGAGGTCAAACACTTTCGCGTTTTTGGTGATCTGTCTGGTATACAGTGCCAGCTCACGCGCGTCAAGCGGCAGCGTGAATTTATTGTCCGGTATCTGGTCTTTGCGCATTGCCATGGGATAGCACTCACTTTCTCACCGGGCAAGGGATTGCCCGGTGATTATTTAACAAGATTGGTCATTTTGCAAGCCGGGGCGCAGCGACACGCGCTGACCGCGCTCCAGTTGCCGACGTAGCCGCTGGAGGTCACGTAGAAGGCACTGTTGCCGGTGCCACGATGCGCAGAGCGCAGCCGCACATAGCGGCCCACAGTGCGCTGTGCAAGGTCGCGGGTGATACGCAGCGGGTAGGTCTTCCACAGAGCCTGCGGGGTCTTTGCGCCGGTGCGCTCCTTCCAGTACGGCCAGTATGTACCCTCGCCACTGACCTGCGGAGAACAGTAGATCTCCTCCAGCGAGGGCAGGAAGATTTTGTCATAGGTCACCACAGCGCTGCCGTCATCGGTGACGGTGTTGCCGTAGGTCACGACCTTCACGCGGGTCAGCGCGTTCTTGAAGTCATCCGAGAAGCCAGCAAGGAAGCCGGGCACGGTGTCCGCCTGATCGGGCTTCATGTCCCATTCATCTTGCGGCTGCCACCACGCACCAGCGGGTGCATCGCTGTTGAGGTACTGGCGGTATGCGGACTTATACCACCGGTTATCGCCGTAGGCAACCGAATGCAAGCCGTTCAGTTTGCCGTTGGGCTTTGCAAGGAAGGAACCAAGATTTATGCCATCGACGCCAGCAGAGATGTTGCAGGTCTCCAGCAGCTCGGACTTATACTGATCCTTGTAGACGTAAACCTTCCAATTGGCAGGTGCAACGTCCGGTGCGTTATAGAAGCCGGTCAGGCGTGCACCTGCGGGGGCATTTTTGGTCAAGGTAAAATTATAGGCACCGCCGTTTATGACGTTTGTGCCATAGGTAAAATCAAAAATGATGTTGTAGGTGCCGGCAGCAAGGCCGGATTCCTGCACCACATAAAAAGCCTGATATGCAGAAAACTGGATATCCTCCAGAGACGCATAGTGCATCTGCAGCACCATTGCGGGTGCGGTGGTGCCGGTCTCGCCCTCTGCGATATCATCCGGCTGCACCACGTCCCACGGGCAGTCGTAGGTTTTGCCGTCCTTGCCGGTGTAGGTGTTCACCAGCTGGGTGCCGACCGGAAAAACCGCCGGTGCGTTACCGGCAGCCACCACGGCCTTGATGCCGTTATAGTCCATCTCCTCCACCACGCCGGTCTGTGCCCGCGCGATCACGCCCAGCGAGCTGGACATACCCAGCAGGGCGGCGGTCATCTGGTCAAGCTTTCTGCCGTTGTCTTTTGCGGTCTGATCCAGATAGACCGGATCGGTTACCATAGTTTCAGCCATGTGTTTTGCTCCTTTCAGGATTTAACATATTTCATGCAGACTTTGCCGTCAACCACGACAAATCCGCAGGATTCGAGGGCTGCGGTGCGCGTATCCAGCGCCTGCTCTGCCTGCTCTGCGCGGGTCTTTTCGGCGGTGATAGCGGTGTCCAAGCGCTGCTCCTCGCCTTTGGCGCGGGTGGTTTCATCAGAAACGCTTTTTGCGATAGCTTGTACTTCTGTTTTATCTGCTTTGCCAGCAAGCGCCGTGCTTGAATTACCTTCCAAGTCCACAATGCCGTCCTCGATGTGGTTTAGCTGCGAAGCGGAAAGCACTTCACCGTTTGCAAAGTTCTGCTTTTGATAGCTCATTGATAGGTTACCTCCTCTTCTTGTTTTTCAATCGGTGAGTAGACGAACTCTCCGTTGACGTACAGATAATCGTAGAGATTTGCTTTGCCGTCCTCCGGTATTTCACTTACAGAAATGCCATCTTTTAATTTGATTTCGTTGAACGTTTCGCAAACGCTTAGAATGCGGTTTGTGTTTTTGTCAAGGTTTAAAACAAACATATCATTTAATCCCAAAAATCGTTAAAGGTATCATATAATTGTTGTTTACGGTCGAAACATCGCTTGAACTCTTTTTTGAGTTGACAACTGCATTATAAAACCTAAACCCAACATTCCCGTTGCTATCGTCCGTATCATTTGACAAGACGAACGGTCTGCAAGCAGATGTCGGCTGGCTAACAATGGAAACCGTTGAATCAAGCCCCCATGCATCTGTATAGTTTATATAAGAATCTGGGTATTCAACTCTGGAAATGTAAGGGTGAAAAACGCCAAGAAACTGTTCGGACTTGTTTTCTACAACCATAGAAATGTTTCCAATGTAAGCTTTTTTCAAAGATGCCAAATCGTATGCTTTCCCGTCAAAGCGTATAAGGAACTTTGAGTATTGCATTGCATTCATTAAATCTATGTCTTGCGGAGAGAAAGTGGAAGATGGGCTGCTGTTTTTCCATAAAAGAACCATAATAGCACCTGTTGCAAGATTTCCTGCCGTAATCGTATCTGCTTTGATTTCCGTTGCGGTAATCGTTCCGGCTTGAATCACCTTTGCGTTCAGACCATCAGCGGAAATATCCTCAGTCGTTACCGCGCCCTTCAGGTTGATTTTGGACGCTTCGATTTGCACCGATTGTGCAGTCTGATTTATCGTGGAAGCAATATCGCCCTTGGAAACCTTTGTTTCAATCTTTTCGTTGGTAACTTTCAGCTGCGCGTCCGCGTAAGACTTTGCATTGCTTTCGGCTGCGGTTGCTTTGCTTGTGGCGTCCGCAGCAGCGCTGTTAATTGCGTCAGACTTTGCAGTCGCAAGCTCTTCTTTTGTTGCACGCAGAGTAATAGCATCAGCGTTTTGAGAAATCTTTGTTTCTGCTACACCGATACGCGTAGAAACGCCAGCCATGTCAGTTTGGTATGTTTCCTTCGTGACGCGGGATTCAATGGCAGCTTGCGTCTTTTCAAAATCGGAAGAATATTGCGTCTTGAACTTCGTCAAGTCGTTCTTGGTTTGGTTCGTCTGCGTAGCGGTCTGATTTATCTTTTCGAGATTCGCTCTATCTGTTGCCGCCTGTTGGCTTGTAACGCCGCTTGTAGACTGCGCGTAGGAAGAACTTGTGACTGTTTCTCCGGCGCCGGAAATCGCTGTGTTGCAGTTCAAAGCAAGCGTAACGTTGGTGACAATGGTATCATGAACAACGCCGTCTTTGTCCTTGTAGCGTATCATGTCCAGCGGGAACAAATACGGTGCAGACTTGATCGTGGCGCTGTATGGACGGTAGGCAAATCCGCCGCGTGCAGCTTGCAGTTCCTTCAAGACACCCTCGTAGGCGTTGGTAAGGAAACCGCAGTCACTTAGATCAAGCGTGTAATCTGCTGTGCCAGACAGGTATGTGTTGCCCTTGCCATCGTCACAGGTGAAGCCGGTAATGGTGATGTCGTTCTCCAACATATCACTGGAATAGCGCTTACTTGCGGTAATGGTCACGCCGGTCTGCTCATACCACTTCAATACAAGCCGCCCGCTGCCATCCATGAATGCGCAAGTGCCGGTAAGCTGCGCACACCATTGCAAGAGCTGCCGGTATGTCAGCTTCTGGTTAGTATTCGGCAGACCACCGATGCTAAAATAGTGGTTTGGCAGCGCAGAAACATCCGTTGCAAGCGTGACATTGCAGATGGAGCAGATTTTCTGAATAAGCGCGTCAACATGGATAGGGAAGGAGAGCGCGGAAGCGTTCACCTCATGGTCAAACAAGACCATGTAGTCCAATGCAGAGATGCTTATAGTGCTTAGCTTGCGGGGTGGCGTGTCCACAATGAACAAACCACAGGGAACATACGCAACGTCCTGATCGGAAGATGCAGAACCAAGAATCATGCGCCCAAGAATGCCCTTGCCAAGGGTTGCGCCCTCAAGGACGCTAGACAGTTTGATGCCTATTTTTACGTTCAGAACAGCTCCCTCAAAGGAAATGTTGTTGAACTTGCCATCGTAGTTTCGCAGCTTCAAGGACAGTTCAGACGCAACCGCAGAGCCGACCTCGATTTTACTGTTGGTCACGCAGTATCGGTCAATCTTCAACCCGCCCTGAATAATATCTGCATCGGTGATGGTGAACGTCTTGCTGCCAGCAGTAACCTCAATGAGAGCAGTCTGTTTGTTGCCCTCGTTGAAGGATTTTATGATATCTTGCGATACATTGACCATCAGTGTGCAGCCCTTTCGATAATGTTAAAAGATATCCCTTCCCAGCGATTCATCCGCGAATTGTACATAGGAACAGCACGGTCACCAACGTAGAACTCGCTGGTTTTCCAATCGCCAGCCATTGCGTCAAGGTAGGTGACGTTGATGTATTCCGGGTTGAACGCTTTCAGAATAACAGCGGCTTCTTGAATGGTGGTGTACTTCCATTCCAGTTCCAGCTTGACGCACTGTCCAAGACGTTTCTTGTCCATCTTGTTATCCTCTGTGCGTCCGGCATCGGATGCTGAAATGTCCTGTAACCGCCACTGATAAGAAGAGGGGCATTTAAGATACTGCCCATCCACGCTCCGAATCGGATTGTACTGGTCAAGTTCCATAAATGCCCCTCCTTTAAGTACCTACCGGGATAATTGTTTTGCCGTTGCGCTGGTTCGTTCTGTTCACTGCCTGATAGAAGCTGGACACGTTGACTTCTGCGCTCCCTTCCTTCTCAAGCAGAGCCTGCAACAGCTCGTTCTGACGGCGCAGAAGCTGGTTCTGACGCTCCATTGCAGCTTCAACACCTTCGCGGATGCCCTCAACGATTTGGTCATTGTTGGCAACTGCCGTGTGCCCGCCCATAGAACCGACCATCTCTGCACCGGCTTCTCGGGCGATGAACAGCTGCCCGGCATCGGGGAAACCACCGCTTGCAAAGCCGAAAATGCCTTTAACAAAATCAACTACGCCGCCTATGGCATCGCCGACCCAGCTAACGGCACCGCCGACAGCATCTCCGACCCATCCGAAAATATCGCCAGCAACGTTGCCGACAGCGCCAAGAGTGGAAAGAATCGCACCCGGAATGTCACCGGTGACCGCTTTAAATATTGCTATTCCTCCGTTGAGCAAGGTCTTGCCCCACTTCAAAGCGTCCCCACCCGAGCCAGAACCACTACCAGAACCAGAACTGCCACCAGAGCCATTCCCAGAGCCGATGCCTAAGTTAGAGCCAAACTGTTTCAGAAAATTCAAGCCAGATTTAAGGATGTCTCCCCAGTTAGTGTCGAAAGCTTTAAAGATAAAGTCCGTAAGGGTCTTTACGCCTTTTTTGATGCCGAGAGATTCCCAAGCATCAGAAAAGTCAATTCCAAGCTGGTTCAAAAAGCCTTTTGTGCCTTTCAAGATGGAATCCCAACTGTCAGAGAAAAATTTCCCGATTCCACTGTCTTTGTCAAACAAATCGCTGAAGAAGGATTTCAGCCCACCATACGCCTGTTTCAAGGCGGGAACTTGGTCGATAACCTCACCAACTTTGGTTTTCAGGTTATTAAAGGTGGTAATAACGTTCTTCACGCTGTCAATGGTGTCGGACACGTTCTTGATAGCAGTGGAAACCTTGTCAAAAACAAGGTACACGCCCTCAAACGCCTTTTGGATGGCAAGACCGGCGGCACCAAAGAAGCCGTTATACTGGTACTCGTTTTCAATCTCTGCAACGCTCTTTTTCACAAAAGACCGTATATCAGAGACCGCGCTCACAAAGCCATCATGCGTGTTCAGGATAGACTTCGATGCAGCGGTAAGCGCGTCAATGGAGGATTTGAATCCATTGGAAATGTCTTTGCCCGCCTTAGTAACCGCGTTGATGCCCTCCGTGAAATCGCCCAAGTCGGTTTTCATCTTCTTAAACCAGCCACCAAAACTATCATTGGTGGTGCGCACAGAACGTTTCAGCGCGTTTGCTGTTTCCATCATGGACTTGCCGCTTGCGTCAATGGACAGGCTGATAGAGCCATTGCCCAATCCGTAGTTCTCATCTGCCAGCTGAGAACCGATGGTCTTTACTGCATCAGACACGGACTGGATAGCGTTCACCGCAAGGTCTTTGGCAGCGGAGATACCATTGGCAAGACCTTCTACGATGTAACCACCGTAGCCCTTGAAAACTTTGGAAGGGGAGTGGATGCCAAGTTCAGTCTGTGCTTCTTCTTGGATTCCGTCCGTTACAGCCTTGACGGCATCGTCCGCAGCGCTCTTTTTGCCAACGATGCCTTTTGCGATGCCATCTATGATGTTTTTGCCAACGCTAACAGGGTTGAACTTCGAGATTTTTTCAATCAGGGTTCCGAACCACTTCACGGCTTCTTTAATTCCGTTGATAACGTCAGCAATCAGAAGGATGAACTTTTCTGCAAAATTTCCGTTCGCTGCAATTGCCAACCGGTCAGCTTCATCAACGCCACTTGTAATCCACCCAACAAAAACGCCTATATTGTGGATTGTTTGGGCAATGCCCATTACAAAGTTTTCAATGAAGTTGCCATTCATCTGCAAATCCAAGCGGTCTGTTTCGGAAACTCCGTTTTTAATCCAACCAACAAAGATTGCAATATCGTTAATGATGTTCCCAATCGCGGTAACGGCAGCAGCCGCAAAGTTTGCAACGCTTTCGCCAATGGACTTGAAGGAATTGAACCAGTCGGTTTCCATTCCAAAGGCAGTTTTCTGATTTTCACTTCCAAGCCCGCGAACAGCTACGGAAATAGCTTCAAATCCTATAACAGCAAGACCCGCAACAGGATGACCGGATACAATAAGTCCGATGCCAGCAAGCGTTGTAACTAAATCCCAAACGTCAAGGTCAAGCTTCTTTACAACCTTTGAAACGGTATTAAACGCAGAGGTGATTCCTTCCTGCCAGCTTTCGGGGAGCAAATTCAAGATAGATTGCCCAAGATTGGAAAGAGATTCTTTCAGGTATTCAATGGATTCTCCGAGTTTCCCATCGGTAAGTGATATGTTCCAACCCTGTTTGAATCCTTCCGCTGCGAGGTAGACAAGCGCCCTTACACGCTCAAGACCTTTTCGGAATTTCTCACTATTCTGATAAAGGCTTACAAACCTTGCAACGATAATGCCAACGGCAACCGCAGCTGCCATTATCGGGTTTTTCCAGAGCTTCAAGACTGCTTCGATCAAAGAACCTTCGCCTTTGATTTTCTCAAGAGCGGTAAGAACTGAGTTGCTAATTGCCCATGTCGCGAACCCAGCTGCAATTCCAGAGATGAGCGGAAGCAGTTTTTTAAGTTTTGCTTTGATTTCATCAACGGAAGAACCAACGTAGTTCTTGAACATATCGTAGCCGGACAAGTCTACATCGCCTAAGAGGTTTCCAGTAGCGCCAGCACCGGAACCTGAACCGCCGGAAGAGCCACTGTCCTTCTGGATGACGTTCAGTTCATCAAAGCCCATGATGTAGTTCTTGAACGCCTTTGCAGCCTTGCCGGTCGCTTTGGTGGTATTGTCCATCGCATCCGTGACGCCACCAACAGCATCGCTTGCGCTGCTAAAGTCTGGGAATTCTACCTTGACGCCCATTAACGATGCAATGCCCGTCACAAGCTCTTTGACCAGTTCAACGGCAGCGATCAGCGGGGGAAGGATGGATTTCAGGGCAGGGTAAAGCAAAGAACCAACGGCGCGAGCCAGACTGTTCAGCTGTGCCTGCAAAATACGAATCATGTTTGCAGGGCTAGACAAAGTGCGGGCGAAGTCTCCCTGCGCATCGGTGGTTTGCTTCATGATGGCAATGTACCGCAGAACAGCCTTATCGGCCTGAGACAGGGTAGAAACGCTCTGCGAATAGCCAAGATTAAGCAGCTCCTGTTGCAACCGTGCGTTAGAAATATCGACACCCAGACGGCGAATCGGTTCAAGTTCGCCGGAAATAGCCGCCTGAATCTTCGTAAAGGATTCCGCAACAGGGATATTTTTCAAAGAAGCGAGGTCGTAGCCAAGCTGCGTCAGGTTCTTGGACAGCACATGCGCTTTGTCGCTAGCCAGACCAAACGAAGTGGTCAGGCTCTGAATCGTTGCCATGTTGTTCATGGCTTCGGTGGGGTCGATGCCAAGCAGGGTCTCCATCTTGTTGATGAACGTGTTTGCTTCGCCGGTCAGCCCCTTCATAGACACGCCAAACAGGTTTGCAGCTTCATAGTAGCTATTGAACTTCTCCGCTGCGTTGCCAAGATAGGTGGCAATGGCTTTCAGCGAGACCAGCTTTGCCGCAGACCGAATGAAACCATTCAGCTGGTTGGAAAGGCTCAAATAGCTTTTTGCAGATTTACTGCTTGATTTTGTAGCACCGTCCGTTGCCGCAATGACCTTTTGGATGTTGGTAGGTAACTTCGCAAACGAATTTCCTACTGTTTCGATTTTGGAAGCAAGCGGGTCAAGGGCATCTGTGATTTTCTTGCAAGAAGTGGCAAAATCATCCAGTGTCTTTGAATTCAGTTTGCTACTAAAATCTGGAATTTTTGCAATGGAATTAAGGGCGCTGCTTACACTTCTAAGGCCAGACGCATCAACTTTGGAAAGCGGGGATAAGCCGTTTTGTAGGCTATTCATTTTGCCTTTCAGTCCAGAAAGGTCAATGCCTTTCAAATCGACTGAAGAAATTCTAGTTAATGCACTGGCAACAGAACGGATGCCTTTTGCGCTTTCAGACAGGTTCACGTTGGAAATCCTGTCCATAAAATCATTGATTCTACTAAGTCCGTCCATACCAGACGAAGCAGACTTCAACGCAGAGATAGACTTTGTTAAAGTGTCAAGGCTAGAACATACCTTGCCAATGCTACCTTTTGTGCGCAGTTTGGAAATAGCAGTGGTAAGTTTGTCAATGCTAAGCTCTGCGCCCTGAGATTCCGCAGAAATTTCTACGGATAAGCTTGTAATATCAACATCAGCCATTGCTACCACCGTCCTTCTGATTCATCATAGAGAACATCGCCCTCTTGATGCGTTCCTGCGCTTCCAGTGCGCGTTGGTATTCGTATTCGTCCTGCTCTTTCTGGGTAAGAGGAATCGGTCTATCCATGTACTTGATGGGACTAGACCCTTTCTTGCGGAACATATTGCCAACCGTAGAGGAAAGCGCAGATGCCGTATAGAAACCATTTCTCCACGCTTCAACATTGGCTCTGCGGGCGCGTAGTTCTTCCGCGTCCCGGTAAACCTTTGCCAGCCAGACGTCATCACGCCAAAACTGGTCATAGGTCATGCCAATGGAAATGTAATAGGCTTCTACATCATGGAACAGCTTAGATACAGAGAATGGCTCTGTATTGCTGTCCGGTTCTTGAGACTGTGAGGTTACACAATCTCCCACGTTGCGTTTTTTGCGGTCTTGTCCTCTTCATCGGTGGCAATCAGAGCCTTGATAGAATTCGCGTACATCTCCATCAGGGCAGCAATCAGACCTTCCTTGTCCTCGATGTGGTCAAGCATATCGTCAACCGCATTGCGCTTGATGCCCTTGTTGCGAGCAATGAATGCGCCGTAGAACAGAGCCTTAGTGTTCTTAACAGGGTTGATGCCGTTAGAGAACTCGTAGATCTGGAAGCCGTTGCGTTCAGTGGCTTCGGCGCTCTCGCGGGTGAAGGTCAGTTCATAAGTGTTCTTGCCATCGGGGGAATGAAAGTTGATAACCTTAGCAGCCATAATAAATGCTCTCCTTTATAAATAGGGGCAGAACCAAATCCGTTGTTCAGTTCTGCCCGGTTTGATTGATTCGATTTTTGCAGTTTAGCCGCCATTAACGGTCAGGCTCTCGCTGAACTTCGGGGTGGAGTGGAAGATGCAATTGATGGTCATTTCCACGACCTCATCCACACCAAAGCCAGACAGACCGACCTGGTGCATACCCTGCCAAGTAAAGCCGGAGCCGTCCTGCATCTTCAGGGCGTAGTACTTGTCCACGTTGCTCTCAGAGGTATCGTCATAACCAGCAGCCTTGACAGCAGCGTAGTCGGTCTTGTTGTAGTTGGCGGTAAAGGCTTTGGTGTCAGCCTGAACGATGCCAAAAATCTGCTTCTGCATACCATCAGACAGGGTAGTTGCATCCAGAAGGTTCGGGTCGGAGATCAGGTCGGGCACATCCTTGATGTCGCACAGCTTCGTCAAAGTGGTTGCGCTTTCGCCACAGTAAAGGGTAGTGTTCAGACCGGAGATAGCAGTACTCATAGAATGTTTACCTCCTTAGTTTCGGTAAATCATTCCGTCCTCTCCGATTGTTGCCCCATAGCTGCAATCAATCCGATAGACGGAATTGTTGTACAGCCCATTCAACGGGGCAAACGATTTGCGATAAAATTTAAGCGGTTCAAGAACAGAATCCACGATTCCAACGATGGAACGTGCTTCTGCAATGCGTCCGGTGTTCTTATTGGAGTAGACCCGCACGCGCAGGGAAACAGCAGCGTACTTGCTGTGACCAGCAGAATCAATATGTACAGGCAAATTGTTGTTTTCCTCTATCTGCACACACGGAAACCTCTTAACAGGTCGGTCATCAATTTCGCTAGTGACTAAGATACCGGGCACTTGCTTTCGCAGTTCCTTGGCAACAGCCGTGTAGATAGAGTTGAAATAATCAATCAACTATTCCAAACCTCCCTCCACGTTGCTTCGACCTGAGAAGCCATTTCCTCAACAGCTCCCCACATAGCCATAGCTGCATCATTACCACTGGTGTAGTTCAGCTGACCCTTGCCGTCTACTTCCTTGACAGGCGTACCGGCATTGCCAGATTCACCGTAGTAGTACCAGCGCTTGTGCTTGCCGTTTTCTTTGCCGTATGTGCCATGTTCACCAATGTTATCAGGCAAAGGGAGCGGGCCGACTGTTCCGGCAGCGCCCCAGCCCTGATGTATAACACCTGTGCCGAACTCAATGTGAGCAACCGCCTGCCCCTCCGCTAGGATGGTGCAAGAAGTGCCATTTTGGCTAACTTCGCACTTAACATCGTTTTTGCCAGCATATTGGGCATTGGCAAAACGGATTGTTGCAACAGCAAGACCTTTATCGGCAAGCGCTCTTGCAAACAATTGTGCTTTTTGGTTCAGGGTGGTCTTGTATTTGCGAATATCTTCCTCAGCCTGTTTAAGTCCGGCATCGCTCAACCTCACTTTAATTTTCACTTGCAGCCACCTCTTTCAGCGCATACTTCGTGTCGGTAATATGCTCTGCGACCTTGGCCACGATGTAATTGAAGGGCTTGGAAACGTCTGTCTGAAACCAGACGTGTGTGCCTTCATAAAGCGGTGTGTTGTGCTTCCTGCTAGACGAGCTGACAATGTAGCTGTAATCCGTGAACGCGCCGAAAGGGTTTGCTTCCGCAGAACCAGTAGGGGGGCTGACGTTCAGCATCAGCTTTGCGGGGTCGCTCCACGATTCGTATGCGGATTCGCCAGTCTCGTTTCCCCACTCGTCCACGACAGGCGTTTTCTTGCCAACTGGGTTTGAATACCACAGCGGGCGTTTATCCAGCGGGCTTCCATTGAACATCAGCCGATAACACCTACTCTCGGAACCACTTCATTTAGCAGGGACTGCGCCACATCGGAGCTTTCCCACACACGAGTGATACCATTGTTGGTATAGCTCGTCTGTCCGTTTGCGCCGATGTGGTTGTACAGTTCCGCTGCAATGCGTATCTGCAACGACTGATACTGCGAGGGCAGCTCTTCCGGTCTGTTGCCGAAAGGGTAGCCCTGTGCAAATATCTTGTCTTTGGCGAAATCAAGCAGCAGGTCGAAGAGTGGGTAGTCTTCGTCCGTGATTTCACGGTCAAGTGCAGGGGCGATGTATTGCCCCAGCTTGACTGCCGCTTCGGAATACTGGTCTCCCATGCTGCTTTCCTCCTTTCGCCTTAGTAAGCCTTGATGCAGTACACAGCGTCCATGCGCTCAAAGGACGGCAGGACGATTTCAGAGACGTAGATGTTGGTGTTGACAGGATGCACGGTCTGCTCGGTGGTAACAGCAACGCCAGTGTTCACAACGGAAACCTGTGCGTTAGAGATGCCAGCCATCAGGTCGGCTTCCTCAGGGGTGGCAACATAGTACATATTGCCCAGAGAGCCAGAAGGAGCCAGAACGACATAACCATCAGGCAGATACTTTTCGGCAGCAGCGGTTTCCTCCGGCTTGTACATCTTGTCGTACAGGTGAATGCGGATGCCAGATGCGCTTTCGACAACAGAACGTGCTTCGGAATCAACCAGCACAGCGGTGGCGGTCTTCATAACCGTCAGGAACCGGTTCTTGATTTCATCCGCAGCAATCATCTTGTGGAAAGTGTTGGTGTTCATGTAGGCGTCGGTGATAATCTCACCAGTGTTTGCCAGCACGGTGTTTGCGGCAGTGGTCATCGTGGCGATGGGGGTTGCGGTGGTAGGAGCATCCCACTTCTCCTTGGTAGCCAGAGCCTTGTAATTGGACTGCTGCCAAGTGCCGTCAGGGTCGTAATCGTAGACGTAACTCACACCGTTGGATTCGATGGAGATGCCGGGCTTGCCAGTCTTAGGAGCCAGAAGCTGCCACACCATTCGCTCAGGCACAATGCGAGCCCCGGTAATAAGCTGTGCGGTATCATCGTAGACACGATTGATAACGTCTGCCGCAAACTCCTGATTGGTAGCCAGAACAGAGATAATCTTGCGGCGGTCTTCCTCGTCAATGTGAGTGCCCTCACGGAAGAACGGCATACTGGTCTCGGTCATCTTGATGCCCTGACGAGTACGGAACGTAGCCTTAGTGTCGAACACGCTAGGCTTCAGCGAAACGCCAACGCCCTTGTGACCACGCAGCCACTTCAGTTCCATGCTGACCTTCTTACGGGCAGGGAACAGAGCATCAGAAGCATAGGGCTGCGCATTGGTCGGGTCATTCGTCCAGTAGGCGGCAATCGCAGCAGGGGAGAAGATTTCATTCAGATTCAGTGCCATAATTTAGTCCTCCTTACTCGCTCTTTGCGCCAACATCGGTACGGCAGAAAACGGCGGGAACAGCCTTTTTCAGAGCGGCAATATCGTTTGCAGAATAGGTAAAGCCAGACAGCTTTGCCTTGTCCACATCAATAACGCCCTGAATCAGCAGTGCGCCATTGGGGTTGACGGCAGGGTCAACAGTGTGCAGCAGAATGCCAATGGCATCGGTAGCCGCATCGGTAGCGCTGGTGCCAGTAGTGGCAGCAGCTTTCAGACCAGTCTTTGCCATAGGATAACCAGCTGGAACAGCATTGGTTTCCTTGACGGTAAAGGGAATGGCAACGTAGGTATCAGCAGCCAGAATAGTGCTTTCAGGAGCCGATACCGGAGTATTGGTGTACTTCATGTTTTCCTCCTTAATGGAAAGCAGTCATTGCGTCACTCGATGCCTTGTTTGCGTCTGCGCGTTCCTTCGCAAAGCGTTTGGCAAAAGAAACACCTGCGCTATCTGCGCCGTCACCATTGCCATCCGCACCCGGAGGTGTGGGCATATCCTTCAGCAGAGAAGCCTTGTATGCGGTGTCGTGGGCAGTCATAAACTCCGACTGGAACTTAAACACCTTGTCCATGTCACCGTCAGCCAGTGCAGATGCAGCCTTGTTGGCAAGTTCAGCGTCATAACCCTGTGCAACGAACTTCTCACGGTAAGATGCAAGGGTCTTTTCCTTGACAAGGTTCTCTTTGTCGGCAGTCAGGGCTTCAATCTGCTTCTGCATCTCTGCAAGCTTGTCAGCCTGTTCCTGTGCGGCATTCTCGTCATCGGTACGCTTTGCCTTGAGCTGCTTCTTGTACTCCGCAGCTTCGCCATTGGCTTTCGTCACGGCGTTGCGCAGCTTCTCGACCTCTGCGTTAGGGTCTGCAACCTTTTCAAGCGCAGAAATGATTTCATCGGCGGTCATGCCCTCTTTGTAGGCATCACCAAGTAACGCTTTGTAGTTCATATCGTTAATTTCCTCCTGCGTTTTTTTATCGTTGCTTCCCTGCAACGCTGCGAAATTTGTATCCCGGCTTCCCTGCCGGAATATATCAGCCCGAAAATTCGGGGTGATTCTTTATTCCTTTGGATAAATTCTCTTGTACGGTTCAATGCCACTGTCCAAAATAGATTTTTCTCGCGCCGAATTTCGGTCAGGGTGTGTCCATTTGAATTTCCCACATTTCGTGCAGATATACTCGCACTCCATTTCTCGTGGTTCGTTTCCGTTGATGCCGTGCGTCCAATGCCAACGAGAAAGCGTATAGTCATGTTTGCAAAACAACTGTTTCCAAAAATCACGCATTATCTTTTTTCTCTATCCGCTCATCAACGATTTCCCAGTCGTCACACGCCATATTTTCCATGGTGTACAGAATGTCTTCTGAATCAGCAAGATTTACAATCTTGCCATCGTAGCAGTGCATCTCGACATAAGGTTTCTTAGAATCTTTAGACCCCAAGCACCAATAACCAGTCCAATGATGACGCTTAATTTTGCGTCCTCGTTTAAGAGCAAACAAAGCACTTGCAAAATTCATTTTTCTCCTCCGTTCTTTGCGTCAGCCTGTTCATTGACCATATTGTTGGTGTCAACAATATGGTCTGCCATTTGTTTCTGTGGCTTCGGGGCTTTCCCATCCTCGCCCAGCTTGCCAGCGGCAATCAGGAATGGCTTGCTCATTTCGTAAGCAGCCTGCGGGTCAGGGAACAGACCGGGTGTAGTGAACGCCAACTGCGGGTCAATCGGCTGCTGAATCATCTGTGCGAAAATCTGAACCTTGCTCTGCTGGTTATCGTACTGACGGCGTGGCAGTTTGATGTTGATGTCACTTGCCATCAGCTTAGAACCAGCCGTGTCACGCAGGATTTTCAGCATCACAGACAGGCTCTGACGTTCAGCATACTTGAACATATTCTCGTACTGCTGTGCCCTTGCTTCTGTGTGATTCCAACCATTACGGACGATGACCGCACCCACGTTGTCAGACGTTGAGTTCTCGCTGCCAGTGGCACTAGGCATAGCAGTCAGACTGCGATACACGTTCAACATGGAATCAAGCAAGGTCTGGCTCTGCTGCTGGTCAAGCTCATTTGCAATCTGAGAAACAGAAGCGGGCAGACCAGCGGTGGATTTCAGGCACATTGCGCCCAATTCCTTCACCTTGTTTAACGCATCCTCGTCAACAAGGCAGTTGGTAAACACCATGATGGACTGGATGAACTGTGCCACACCGTCCAAACGGTTGCTTTCAAGGTCGTTGATGGCATCCAACACAGGGATAGCCGGTTCAAACAGACCCATCCGCTCCGGGTTCAGCTTGTATTCGACCATCGGCAGCATTCCGAGAGAATGGTTTTCTGTTTTTGTGACCTTGCCGTTGTCGATTTCAAAGTACTGGTTTGGCGTATACACGCAAATCAGGTCGTTCAGTTCGTTCTGATAATTGCGTGGGATGTGCAGCACGTTGGCAATGGGCTTGTGGCCGATGCCAGAGTTGTAAATCACATACGCCATGTCCGGGTCGGGAACATCCACCAGCAGGGGCGTTTCGTCCGGGTAGTTGCCGTTGTACCCCTTGTCAGGGAGAACAATGCGGTATCCCTGCCCGCACTCCAACATCCACTGCCAGAGCCGCCGATCAAGCGCATCCTTGCCCTCATACTGCAAGGCGTTGGAAAGGCGGGCGATTTCCTCACCGTCACCAGTTGCCGTTTCAGACCGCACATAAGAGCAAGGAGTGCCGCTCATGTAGCCTGTGTAGAAGCCCACGCACTCGTTGGCATGGTTCTCTACAATGCGATTGGTGATTTCAGTGTGGTATTCCTTCGTGCGGTGGAGGACAGGCTGACTACCCAAGTAGTAGTTGTGCAAAAAGCGAATTTCGTTCTTGTTCAGCAGATGAATAGGCTCCGCCTTGCCCATGACCACTTTCAGCACGTTCGCCCGATTGATTTCCGTCTCCGGCGTTTCAATCGGTCTACGCCCGGTCAGTGGATTATTTAAAAAGCCGTCAACAACTATCTGATACTCAGCCATGCGTTCCTCCTTTCCGGCAAAATAAAAAGCGCAGCAAGACAAACCTGTTAAGGTCTATCTCGCTACGCTTACAACTGCGCTTCAAAAGCTATTCAGTTCTTAAACTTTGGCACGGAGACCCATGTATCTTTTGGAAGGTTGGAATCTCCAATTGTAATCCAATGGCAAAGAGGGCACAGAAGGGAGAACTTACCTTCCACTTCGCCAAGATAACGTCCGCAATCACACGGATTGCCGTTTGCGTCTTTTCGAGGGCGCTTGCATCTTACTTTTGCTACCATCTGTGCTCCTTTCGTTGGATTTATGGAAACAGGCTGTTGAGCACAGACCTGTCAGAAGCTACTGGGAAACTGTTCGCACTTCCAGCCGTGCTATTCTTCGCCCGAAGAAAACCATTGCAGCCTTTACATTCAGTTGTCGGACAGACGTAAAACGGGTAAGCTGCAATTTTGGTGCTGCATAATGGATTTGAACCAATGTATGTCCGGTTATGAGCCGGATGCTCTAGCCTGACTAAGCTAATGTAGCATAAAAACCCGGCTTGATTGGTTAACCGCTGCTCTTTGCAATGTCATGCCTAAACATCGCATCGAGAGCCGGGAATAGCGGTGGAGGTTTTGGAGAATAAAGCCATGCAAAGCTAGGTAGTTTGTTGTGCTGCGTAACGGAATCGAACCGTTGCTTGCCAGCCGTGGGGGAGACAGACTGGCATTCCCCTTACAATTGGAAACGCAACATATAAAGCCCGGTGAAGGCGAAAGAGTGAGAAAACCTCCACCGGTGAAAAGAGGAATATGCTTGTTGACACGCACGCGAGTAAAATGACAAAACCCCGCGTGCAAGCTATTCCTTTAAGGGAAGCTGCAAAACTTCCTGCGTACATTATAAGCCTTGTCAAGTGGTAAAATCAAATAAATAGACCCAGCGAACACAATATATTGTGTTTTTAATCAAAATGGTCTCTTGACAGGCTCAATTTTACTAATTCCGTTATACAATTCATCAGCAAGCTGTGCCAGACTATCCGGTGCATCATCGTGCGGAACTTTGCCAAGCTGAGTAAACATCGTCACTTGTTCCATGAACGCCTTGTACTCTTTCGACTGGTGTTTTTCGTCAAGGAAATAGAACCGTTTGATATCCGGCGCATACTGGATGATTCTGGACAGTTTGCTTTGACCGCTGGGCGCACGTTGGCTACGGACAGAGCAGTGATAGCCCTGCTGCCGGAGCTGGCTGTCTACCACGTCACAATATTCGTCGCCGCCGTTGTTGGCTTCGCCACGCACCACGTTGATTTTATGCTGGATGATTTTGCCCACGACTTCCGGTCTAGTCACGGTCTTATCGCCATTGTTGAACACAAGGTCTGGGATGAACACAGCATCTCCGTACACATAGGCGATAGGACAGGCGGTGAAGTCTCCGCCACCCCATGCAATATCCATGACCATGAGCTTGCGATCAGGTTCTCCGTCAGGCAGAACGCCGTTGAAATACCGCAGTTCATCGGCGGGGAACAGTAGACCTTCACGCACATAGGGCTTGCCCATGTACTTTGCCCACCATGTTGCATCATCAATGCTTGCTTTCATGTCAGCATAGTAGGCATCGTCAAAGCCCACGCCATAGTCATAATTGAAGTTGCTGTGTCCGTTCTCATCCACCGCAGGAATCACCCGAAATCGGTACTTTGGATTGTCTGCATACTGGTTCTGGATGCGCCCCAGAGGGTCAAGCACGTTCCATCGTGTGCCGACCATCAGCTCTAATGCGCCTTGCTTTTTGCGGTCTTTCAACTGGTTCAGATAGGCATCGTACTTGTTGTTCAGACGCTCAACATTCAGGCTTTCCTCCAAGTCCTCAATCAAGTCATCGCTGTACAGAACGCCGCCCTCGCCGATTTCAACGGCACCAGTCAGCGTACCGCCAATAGAGCGACAAGTCAGGGTGGGGAAGCGCTTCTTTCGGTTCAGGTCAACGCTTTCATCCTTTGCGCTCTTGTCAACAAGCTGAACATCAGGGAAGATTTTGCCCCAGTTATAAGTCACGGGGTCAGTGATGATGGACAGCACTTCGCCGTAGAAGCCATTTGTCAGCTTGTCAGAGTGCCCGCTCATAACCGATGCAACGTCAGGGCGATTGCCCATCAGCCATGTGATGAAAAATATACAAAGAGTTGATTTTCCAGTTCTAGGAGCCATCGAGATTCCCAAGAAATCTACACGATGGAAAAACAAGTCCTCAAGGTCATTGACAAGCGTGTGCAAAATGCGCCTGCGCGGCTGATAGAACTTCTTCTCCGGCGCACGGTTCCATTCAAGGTAGATGCAATAGCTGTCAAACACATCTTTTGCTTCAAACAGGTATGTCCGGCCGATAATGTCATAGGCCTTTGCCACGTCCTCGCCTGTTTTCATCTTGCCCATCATGGCTGCACAGACGGAGCGCAGCTCACCGGAGTATTTGTAGGCATCGAACCGCTTGTCTTGCGGCAGAGCATCTCTCAGGTTCACAACCGCCTGAAACCAGTCCTCATAGACCTGTGCTTCGGTCGGATTCTGCTTTGCATACGCTTTGATGCTGTCGATAATGGCGATACACTGCTTTGGCTGCATAAAAAAAATAGGCACCCCCTACCTGAAAATGTAAAGAGTGCCTACAACTGCACAAAAATCAAATATTCGGTTTTATAATGCTGTTTTTGGAAAATTATTTACTAAAATTCGTTTTAACGGATAGAATGTGCGGTTTATTTGACTTCTTCTGCAAGCTGGTTGAGCCTGCGTTTCAGTTCGTCCGCATCGTAGTACAAAGCGTCTGCGATGGCATTGAGAATATCAGGCTTGTCGGTGTAATCGCACAATGTTTCAATCAGTTTCAAGCTCTGATCTGACAATTTTACGGGTTTCATGTTGATTTCCTTTCGGTTTTATTCTCCAGCTTTGAAATTGTAAATGGGCTTAATGTGTTTTACAATATCAACTGTTGGGGAGATTGCGTTGATAATTTCCTGCGCTGGCTTATATGCCATCGGGCATTCATCCAACGTGGATTCATCGGCTGACGTAGTATAAATTCCGTTCATCTGCTTTTTATATTCCTCAACGCTGAATGCTTTTTTAGCCGCTGTTCTGCTATATAGTCTGCCAGCACCATGCGGAGCAGAGAAATTCCAATCAGGATTGCCCTTGCCAACACAGATAAGGCTTCCGTCTCTCATATTAAGAGGAATAATCAACTTCTCACCATCTCTAGCGGAGACAGAACCTTTTCGGATAATATCATCTGATTCGTCAATATAGTTGTGTACGGTTTCAAAGAAAGACGCATGGGTTAGCATGGAATTGATTCCAACGCCGTCTAAAATGGTATGCATGACTCTTGCTCTATTCATCCTTGCAAAAGCCTGACAAATCCGCATATCATTAAGGTAAGAATCACGTTCTTCGCCTTCAAGATAGCAAAGCTCATTCGGAATATCAGGGAACTGAACATCCAGCTCTTTGATTTTTTGCGAGATTTCCTGTTCACGACCCTGCGCTTTCAGTTCCGCAATCACACGTTCCGTAGCTTCTTTTCTTTTGTTCTTTCCTTTGATATTTGAGATGGCTACGTTTTGATGATACTCTGCGACTTGTTTTCCGAGATTTCGGCTTCCAGTATGGATAACAAGATACTGGTTTCCCTCTTCGTCTTCGTCCAACTCAATAAAATGATTGCCGCCGCCCAAAGTGCCCATGCTGCGAAGAATCCAGTCAACATTATGTAGGCTATCTTTGCAGTCAAGCTGGCTAAGGAAAGAATCTGACATTTTCTGCGATTCGTGAACATTCATCCCAGCCGGAACTCGTTCCCTGATTACTTTATCTAACTTTTTCGGGTCGATGTGTTCAATTCCAAGTTCAGCGACAAGCATTCCGCAGCCAATGTCTACGCCGACAATATTCGGAATGACTTTCTTGCCCAAATTTGCCGTAAACCCAATTACGCACCCGGAACCAGCATGAACATCTGGCATAATGCGAATTTTGCATCCGTCAACAAAGCTCTGATTACAGAGCGTTAAAATTTGCTCAGATGCCTTATCTTCGATATTATCTGTGAAAACCTTTGCGGACGCATATTTTCCTTCAATCGTTTTCAACTTGTTCTCCTTTCTCATTCGGTTTTATTCTAGGTTGCGAACAATGTCACTTCAATACTTTCGCACGGTTTGCGTCATAATCTGCAAACATAGACGCTGCAATCTTCATAGCTTCCTCTATCGTAGGAGCCTTGATGAATGCTCTGCATCCAAACAGAACTCCGCTTGCATTTGTTTTGCTATCTTCTGGAATGACGTAAATTTTTCCATTTTCGCGCTTAGCAAGCCAAGTGGGAGTACTCCTGTATGCTTCTTCTTTCGCCTTGCGTTCAGCTTCCATTTTTTCACGGACTTCCTTGAAAATAACATCAGCTTTCCGCTCTGCATCTTGCTTAGACCACGCATCAACATAAGCGAACCCGTGCCAGTGACCCATGATAACATTTTTCTCAACGTCATCTAAATGATGTTCACAGCAATCTGCGCCACCATAGGCATAAACCGCATAAGTGAGTGGTTTTTCCGTCAACTCTTCGTTATCCTCGTATTCTTCAACATCAGCATCGTACATCTCTGCGATTTTCTCCGCACGTCTACGGCTCTCGGTCAGAGTAATGATGTGATAATCCTCGTATTCACCGCTTGTTACTGCGTAAAGTTTTCTAGCCATACTTTCACCTGTTCTGTTCAGCAATCCGATACCATGTCTGGCGGGAAATTGCTTCTAGCAATCTTGCATTTCTTATATCCTTTAGGCCATTCATTTAACGGCGTAATGTAAGATGTTTTATCTGTTCCGGGGAAATAGCCATTTTCCGCCCACCATTCTTTTGTGTGGCGTTTTCTGTTATCTGGCGCTGTTGGGAATGTAAGTGCTTCTTTAGGGGTGCATCCAAGTTCAAGTCTTTTGCCTACCCCAGCAAGGCTTACATTATTCTCTTTGCACCATTGAGAACGAGTTTTTGTAACGCCATCAATCGTCCAGCATTCCATAGCCCAAATGACGTTTTCTTTTATATTTACAAATCCGGGTGTTTTGCTGGCTCCATCTTCATAAAGCCATCGTTCGATTTTATCAAGAGCCTTTACTTCTTCACTAAATTCCCTAGCCAACTGCCTATATTCATACTGTGTTTCTGTTTCGTTTTCTTTATTTTCTGGAATATGCCGAAGCTCATATAATTGTTTAGACGAAAGGACTTCCTTTATGTTGGTAAGTCTAAAACCATTCATTTGGCAAATCCAAATAGCCATTTTTTCAATTTTGAGTGCAATTTTTCTTGTACTCCATTTTGAAAGAATAACAATTTTAGAATTATGTTTCATATAATGCTTAAGAAAATCATTATTTCTGCTTTTCTTGTCCATTATACGTTGTTCGTTTCCCATTCCAACATAATATATCTCTCCATTGTTATCAATAAAAAGATATACCAAGAATTGACCGACCTCATTCATAATGTCAGAATGATCTACCGCAAAATCAAGAACATATCCATCGCCCAAATCATTTTCAATAGCCGCTCTTCGGTTATAATCTGTACTGCGAACCAAATCCATAAAGTCCTTTCTCGCATTTGGCCCAGCATAACGCATCCAGTCAGTTACCATTGAAGCAAGGCTAAAATAATCAATGTTTTGATAATTCATAAATTCTACCTTTCTGCTGATTTTATATTGCCATACCTCAACAGAAATGGTATAATACTCATGTACTATCATCCTGTTGAGGGATTGGTGGTTCTTGTTTGTAGCAGCGACCTGTGGTGGGTCGCTGCTTTTTATTTTTCTTCTTTATTGGCATACTTGCGTGTGGTGGCCGCATCGGTAATGCCGTATTTTTTTCGATATTCCCTCACTCTACGCCAAAATGTAGCAGACTTCAAGCCAAGCTCATTCATCATAATAGTGGGAGTGGTCTTTCCGTTTTGCCAATCGTTGTAAAGCTGACGGAATTTTTCTTCATCGACTTTAACGTACTGCCGTCCTTGATATTTTCCCTCAGCTTTTGCAACAGCTATGCCCTCTCTCTGCCTAGCGAGCATATTTTCTCTTTCTAGTTGCGCCATTGCCGCAAAGACTGTAAGCATGAACCTACCATTGGGGCCAGAAGTATCAAATTTTTCTTTTTGGCTCACAAAATTAACTTTTTTCTCGTCAAGTTCTTTAATGATGTCAAGCAAATCAGTTGTGGAACGAGCCAACCGGCTAAAACTCTCTACTACAAGAGTATCACCTTCACGCACGAAAGCAAGCATTTCTTTCAACTGGGGGCGGTCTGCGTTTTTCCCACTCATTTTGTCAACAAACACTTTTTCAACGCCAAGCTGCTCCATAATAACTTCCTGACGCGCCGTGTTCTGCTCTGCTGTTGAAACTCTAACATAGCCCACTTTCATTTTTGTTCCCTCTCTTTCTATCAAGATTATACCACATGATGATAGAACTGTCAATATGTCATGTTTCAAACCGTGATAGTTGTTTGCTTTATATTATATATAAATATACTCTAGTATGTATTTATACATACTAGAGTAGTATAAGGATGTTTACTTAGTTAATCACAATCAGGTAGAAAATTTTCTATAATAAGGAGTAATTCTGCCGAACTTCATTTCCGTAAAACTTTGGGTCTTGACAAGCATATTTTCACGCTTTATACTTGTTCCAGCGAAAGCGAGGTGATAGGCTTGGCAAGACGAGCAGAAACCTCGGAACGTGATAAGTTGCACATGATAAGCACTCGGCTCACAGAGAGCCAGATCGCAAGCATGGAGAGCAGCGCAAAGGCATTGGGCATCTCAAAGGTTGATGTTATCCGCATGGGTATCGAGTGGGTAGCATCCTACGTTGAGAACATCAAGGCATAAAAAAATAAGCTACCAGCGGAACTTTGGACGGCAACGCTGATAGCTTATCCACATCACGAAACGAGAACCTGCAACCACCAAGGGGGCAGTCTCCCTTTTCGGAATCTATTATACCAAAAAGG